GCTCACGCAACCTATGCCTTGGAGAATACTTCAATTACCTCTCAACTCACCCTGTAGAGCTTCTCATCAGCAACGAAGCCAACAACGACCTCAACTGGCGAGGAAGAGCGCTTCTTGGTGAGTGGCATTCCACCCACTTCCAAATCGAAACATGGCCACCAATTCAATCGAGCGAGCATCAAGTCCCGCCTCCAGTCGCAGAAAATTTCTCTGCCTGGTCGCGGCCCTGAAAGCGAAGGGTATCAAGTCCCTTGAGCAATTTCTTGCTGCGGAGGATGTCCCCAAAGACGCACCGCTAAACCAGCTCCTCATCGCCATTGAGGAGGCAAAGCGACTCCAAACGCCACGCTATGAGAAGGCCCTCAAGCGCCTCGTGGAAGCGGATGGATCATTCACCCCAATTTTGTCACCGGAGATGGGATGGGTGGAGTTTGAGCAATTGAGGCTGGGGCAAATGAAGCGGTCCAGGCTGAATGAGTATGAAACCCATTTCATTTGGTCTCCCGTGGAGGTGTGGGTAAGGTTTTACAGATCCCATCGAGACAAGCAGGTCTTTCACCTTATATCTCTTCTCACTGGAGAGAGTTACTATGCGGGAGTGGATGGAGCCGATTGGACCGCCACTATGAAAATGATGGAGGCCGACAATTCCGAATCGTTCCCCATCCAGCGAGCGCCAAATTCCCAGATGAGCATCACCCTCCCAGCTCTCCTTCTGTCAAAACCCCTCATTCCAATCACCCCACTCGTTTCCAACGTCATTTACGCATGAATAGTCCAACCAAATTCGCCATCGTAGGAGCTGGAGGTATTGGCTGTGCCATTGCCCCGCTTCTTTCCCGCCTCGGATCAATCGTCCTCATCGACGCCGACTCTTACGAGCCCAAGAACGTCGAGCGTCAATTCCCGGCTCTCACCAGCACGGAAAACAAGGCATCTGCTTTGGCCTCGCTGCTTCAGCCTCACACACTCCAAAGCGTTCAATTCATCCCGTCCTATATGAAGGGGATTGAAATCGCCAATAGCCCGGAGTGGGAAGGTGTTGATTGCCTGATTGGGGCGGTGGATAACAATGAATCAAGAGCCATCATCGCGGAGCTTTCGTGGGGGTTGGAAATTCCAGCCATCCTTGCGGGGAATGCCCATGAGCACGGTGAGGCCCACCTCGTCATCCCCAATCGCTATAGCCCCCTCGATCACTTCGAGTTTCCCATCATCCCGCATACAGCTCCATGGGGCTGCAATGCCGACTCCGTGGTGGAAGAACATCCTCAGACACCGCTGGCAAATGCCCTCGCGGCAGCGGCAGCAATGCACATCCTGCTCTCGTGGCGGAAAGCCTCCAAAGTGGATAACGTCATTGTCTATTCGAGGCTTGATCCATTTAGCGGCGTGGTAAAGCGTCTGCGCGACATGGAGAGCGAGTCCTCAGAGGGCTGAAGTTTTTCGTCAACAAAACACACAAACACACATCATGATCCAAACAGCACTATCACAAGGCTCCATCCTCAAGCTCGGTCCAGTTACCGTCAAAAAGACCTTCGACATGAAGGCTGGCGATAAAAACCGCTACGTAATCGTCACTGACCAGTCAGGCGAAGCAGCCCTCAAAATTTGGGGCGCAGCAGCAAACACAGCTCTCAACGCGGGCGACTCAATCACCCTCATCGGCACAGGCCCGAAGGGCGGAATCAAGGCTCAGGAATGGCCAGCAGGCTCAGGGAAGTGGTCACTCAATGCGAACGATTGCCGCCTCGAACTTGGAGGTGGCTCCAGGACTCACCAGGAGCCCTTAGGCGGCTCCGAAGAGCACGTCGGCTACTCTCATCCAGAAAGCCACTACTCGCCTCCTACAGGCAATTCTGGAGACAAGCTGGAAGCGGTGGCGAAACGAGCAGCAGCAGGAACAGCTTTCTACATTGACGAGCTTGTGGTCAATCACGGCTTCAGCAAGGACGAGGCCATCATGCTCGCTCAAGGCGCTCACTCGATGTTCCCACTCTACTGGGGCGGAGAAAAATTCCTCCATTGATGATTTGCGGCGACGGTATGCTTGGCGGGTCCTTTCTGCCCCATTTTCACCAGCGTCACCCCGCGACCAAGTAGGGAAGAGTGACGCGCCGCATCCAATCACAACAACGCACCTCCAAAGTGCAGGTTGTGTCCAGCCGTAAGCGATCGTAGCGAGCTGGGCCCGTCTCAGGGATACGAGACTACCATTCGGGCGTGAATTCGTAGCCGAACGAAAGACAGGCATGCGAAAATTGCCATCCCGACCCGCAGCGGATCTGCGGAGGAGAGACTGAGTAAGCCCTCCTCAAGTGGCGTGCTCAACCCTTTTCCAATCATGATTAGCCCATCCAACTACCCTACAAACATGACGCCTCTGCCCGAGGCTTATCGCGACTACCTGGTCCTTGGATGGGGAAACTCATTTCTAGTGCCAGCCAATTTTCAAGGAATTGCATTAAGCGAGGGTGCCAACAATTGGAACGATGACAGCAACTGGAGCGGACTATCCACAAGAAGACTTTATGCCGCTCCTCCCAACTCTGCCATTGTAAGAGCAAACCTTCCTCAATTGCCTGAGGGTGCTCGCATTCTTGGTTTGGGGGGCTCATTCAGTGTTGGGGAAATCTTTCGGGGATGGGCCATCAGCGAGCCATTCGCCGAATGGAGAGAAGGCGATCACTGGAGTGGGACAAGCGAAGAAAACATCTATGCCATTATGGAAACTCCTCAATCAGCTCCAGCGCCAACTCGATCGTTTATGCTCCCGCTGCCATCAGCCTGTCTGCTTGCCATCCCGGAGGGACAAATTTACCTTGGGACGGGTGGGGAATTTGAGACAGGAGGAGAGCGGTTTAGGGGGCGCTATGGCACACATCGCTTTGGACTCGAAGGGAACCAAAGCGGACATCAAACTGACTATCACTACTGCGCTCCCGCAAACTCGAATGTGGTAAGAATGAACCTGCCACCTCTGCCTGAGGGGTTTGCCATTGTCGGATACGGGTCAGCATTAATGCCGCCGATCAACGGAGGTTATCGCCTCAATCTTGAAAGCCCAGACCCGACCTGGGAGGGGCCTGGTGATTTTGCAGGAAAAGACTGGGACTCCATTTACGCGGTGAGAGAAGCTCCCGCAGTAGAAGACCAGCTGCAAGAAGTCCAAGTGGAGCAGCCGCAACAGCAAAAAGCAGCTCTTCAGTGGCATGTTGTCATTGGAGGTCAAGCTCTCTCAACTTGTGACGAGGTGCGGGTCGCTGCCTCTCCATTAGTTTCCGACTCAAACAACCTGCTCGGGGTGACTAATGCCATTGATGAGGCCATGCGAGTCAGCGACCCCGATCTCTTCATCGAAAGCTGGATTGATAAAGAGCCAGCTCTCATCTCCATGCTGGAGTGGGTTCCGCTTTCGTCAACGCAAGGAGTAGACATTCACGCCATTGCGGAGTCGAACGCCACCATTGCCGACGTGATCACGAAGGCTGCTGCGGGCGTCATGCTGCGCGGAGGCTTCTCAAGCCACTTCCGCTATCTTGAAGACGGAACGCTTGCCATTGACCCATCCAGCCCTCCCACAGTGGATCAGGCTTACGAGTTGCTGCGCCGCACCCTTGAAATCAAGGAGACGGCCTCAAAGCTCGACAACTACTCTGCGTGGATGCTGGGGATGATTGCGGACCAGTTTGAGGTGTATTTCGGGGAGCGTTTCGACCCCTCCGTCATCATGCAGCAGACCAGCAGGGCCTACAACACCTACGTTTGCTCTCTGGGCACCTTCCGTGCTTGGTGGACCGAGAAGCGCAACCTATCATTCACTCACCACCGCGAGGTTCAATATGCCAAGCATCTCGATCACGACACTGGCGGGCGCGTTCTCGACCTCTCAGAGCGCTTCAAGCTCACCGTCCTCCAGCAGCGCAAGCTCATCTCCTACGCCAAGCGATTCGACATCGCCAACCTTGAAGGCGAGATGGGCGAGATGGGTGAGTTGGAAGAGGGTGATGTGGAAGGGCTGATGGAGCGCATCGACATCCGAGCGGTGAACAAGCGCTACCTCTTCTTCCTGCGGACCACCAACAAGTGGTTTGAATACAAAGGTCCATTTGAGAACATTCCCAACGGGGCCTCTCCCATCATCAATGCGGACACCCGTCAAATCATGGGCCAAGATGGTCAAGCTACGAAGCCTGACGAATGGATTCCTGTTGGTGTCATTGCCTCTCCAGCAGCCCTTGAATCTGTTGGGTTTGATGTAGAGGATGAAGAAGACGAGGAGGATGAGTCGTGAATGACATCCCGACACCGAGGACGGAAGCCGAGCGGTTGAAGCGGGAGCTTGACTCATACCAGAAAGAAATACCGGATTGTATTCAAAGCGCGAAAGATGCTCACTTGCAAAATTGGGAGCAGCTTTCCATTATCGGCGTATTAAGGCGATTCCCTCAAATTTGCCATTGGTATAAAACATCGGAGCGCGAGCTTGCCGAGGCACGGGAATCCGAGGCATCCGAGGCGCGATGGGCGGCTCAATACAAGCAGCAACGGGACGCACTGGCGGGCGTTATTCTCGACATCCGCGCTGGATACGGCGGGCAAGTGGTCGATCCTGATTGCGCCTGTGATGACTGTGAGTTTCTCGGAAAACTGGATTCCGCCCTCGCCACCCTAGAAGAGAGGACCTGATATGATTGCCCTCACAATAGCTCTAGGGCTCCTCTTGCTTCTGCTGCTCATTCTCCGTGAAGAATGGCGAAAGCTGGTGAAGCAAGCCCGCCTAGGCGTTCAATCCACGTTCTCTCACGCCCATCAAATTTACCCTCACGCCAAGCCATTCTCCCATCCTCCTGGAAAATACCTCCCAAGGCAAGACTCCTAAAAAGACAGAGTTTCTCAAAAAAGCTGGATTTGCCCACAAGCCCAGACAGCATCCCTCTCCTATGACCAATCCCGAAGAATTCTACTCCTTCTCAACCGTCCTCGATACTGTAGGATCACGCATTGACGAGCTAGTCAGCTACCTACTGCCTGCTGCCCGCAAGCAAGCTGGCTGCTACCGCGTAGGAGGCATTGACGGCTCTCCTGGCTCCTCCCTCTCCATCTCCACCAAGCCCTCCAATGCTGGCTGCTACTACGACCACAACGGAGGCGACAGCGGCAACGCTATTGGCCTCTGGGCGCACGTCAAAGGCCTAGACTACCAAGCAGCAGGCCGCGACCTCGCTCGCTTCCTAGGAGTGGCTCCAGAGCCCCGCATGCACATGCCCAAGCGGCGCAACCCTCCCAAGATTGTCCGAGAGGAGCGAGGACTTACCATGACCTGTGGCGGGCGAGAAGTGCATGTAGGCCCCCTCAACGCCAAAAGCATCAACTACGCCCTGTCACGCGGCATCACCGAAGCCACCCTTAGACTCGCAAAATGCACCTCCACCGACACCCACATTGTATTCCCCCACTTCGATGAAGAAGACAAAGCAGTTTTGCTTAAAGCTTGGTCCTGTGACGGGCGGAAGCATATGTTCTCGAACGATGATCCTGTTCCAACCCTATTCGGCAAAAACATGGTTGACCCACTCAAGTCGGGATCGACCCTAATCATCACGGAGGGGCAGTGGGACGCTCTGACATGGCAGCAGCTAGGCTATCCAGCCGTCTCCATCCCTTCAGGAGTCAGTAACGATGAGTGGATTGGTGAAGACTGGTCGTTCCTCAATTGCTTCTCCCAGATTTACCTCGATTTTGATGACGACCCACCCGGCCAAGAAGCCGAGCTGAAAGCCAAAGTGAGGCTGGGTTACGACAGGTGCCGCTCGATCCGCTATCGCTTCAAAGACGCCAACGCTGCGCTTGTGGCGGGCGCTGAGGACGTTCTCCGAGAAGCCTTCAAGCATGCCAAAGAGGCCCCTGTAGAGCGCATTGTCAAAGCCTCTGACATCAAAGACAAGGTGAAGGATAGGCTCAACCGGACCAACATGCAGGCCGGAACCCCGTTTTTCCTGAGGAGCGTTGAATTTGAATTTCGCCCCTACGAAATCACGCTTTGGTTCGGAATCACGGGTCACGGCAAATCCTCCATTCTCTCCAATCAAATCTGCTATGCTGCCTCCTTGGGTAAAATGGCGATGGTGGCATCCTTCGAGCAGGCCACGCCAATGACGGTGGCGGCAATGCTTTCGCAGTTTACCTCGGATGCACAAATTGGCTCCAGTCCTGACTTTGACGAAGCCTTTGATGCCCTAACCTCTCGAGTGATGTTCTTTGACTCGATGCTTCGCGCCAACCCGGATGAACTCATCGCCACGATGACCATTGCCCACAAGCAGTTGGGCATTGATGAATTTGTCATCGACAACATCATGACGCTGGAAGTGGACAGACAGGACAACACTGCCCAAGCGGCTGTCGCCGACAGGTTTCGGGTTTTTGCTGCTCAGTTCCCAGTTCACATTCATCTGGTTGCCCACCCCCGGAAGCCCCCAGCAAACGAGGCTTCAAAGCCCCCCTCCATCGCGGACATCATGGGCGCTTCAGAATGGAGCGGCATGGCTCACAACGTCATCTGCGTATGGCGTGACGTAGCCAAAACGCAGCGCCTCTCAGAGATGCGAGACGAGCAAATGGATGCTGCTGAAATCATGGCGTTCGATGAAAGCTGCCCTGATGGCAAGGCCTTCTGGCGAAAGCAGCGCGACTCAGGCGAGCTGCCAATGGTGTCTTATCGCTTTTGCAAAAAGACCAAACGCGCGTGGAAAACACCCGATGATCTCATGCCCCTGTGGTTCCCTGAGGATCATCAATTTGGCGGCGAAACAATCTCCACAGAGGAGCAAGGCTGAGCTTCCAATGGCCCCAAAGTGGCTGATGGAGGTTTTTAGTTTTCCCTCCATCGGGACTTTGACAGTTGCGCCCTCCAACTGGTAATTGGAAGAGAGGGCAAATTTTCAAGCATAACGTCAAAGTGGAGGGACCGGCGGGGAGCACCGCGACGCCGAAGCCAACCAACTCACCCCAATGAAAAATCGAACTAACAACGCCGTTACGCCGGTTCCTCTCTCACGACTTGTTGTGCCTTGGCCGGATGAGGATGACTATGATGGCGAAACCGCTCAACTCTACCGCACCGTCGATCAAGACTGGAGCTTCCAGTTCCCCGGTTGGAAATGGGTGGCAAACCAGATCAACGCCGAATACGGAAACAACCGCACCGCTGCCGCCTGCCGTTCAAAATGGATACGATGGGTGAAGGCTCAATTCATTCGGCACAACGATGAGTCCATCCACGGCGGAAAAGGAAGCTTAAAATGAAAGAAGGACGTTGCCCGCCGTTGGATGAGACGACTTGTTGCGCATTGGTGGATGCGCTAAGTGAGGTGCTGCCGCAACATGCGATGGCCTGCGTCTCAAGGCTCAATCTCCATGATAAGCCATGGTCGTTCGACGTGACCGACGACGGCGGGCCACTCATAACGCCGGAAAGTTGCAGATGTTCCGGCGGCTCCATGAGGTATCTCAGGGCACTGCTGCCTGATGGACACCCGAAAGGATTTTCGCGCAACGAAAAGGGCATGGCGCGGGGAGCGCATGAGAAGCCCATGGAATAAAATGGGACGACTCTCCCCGTCGACCATCATCGACTTGTTCTCTGAATCAGCCCAAATCCATGAAAGACATCGAATCACAAGCTATCGAATATGCAGAAGCTCTGAACGACATTGCGGATGTTCTCGACATGCCCACTGGTGCGAAATCCGCCGAAATAGTGCAAGCTGCCCGCAACCGATGGTCGAACGGAATCCATACGTGCCACGACAAATGCAGCCGCGAAAGGTGCGTTGAGCGCCGCAAAATGAGATCCATGCGGGAGGCGCTGGAATACATCGCCCATAGTGGACTGTCCGCGCGGCATCTTTCCGACCATGCCCGAGATCACCTTTTTGTCAACAAAACCAACTTATGAAAACAACCACAGCCCTAATCCTAGAAGACTCAGACTTCACCAAAGACAAAAATCTGAAGTTTGAAGCTTTTGAAGCAATGTGCCACGCAGAAATCGTAATTCGCGGATCGGCAGTAATCAAAAACAGACCCACTGGAGAAATCTCCGAGAAGGGCCCAGATATGTCTAAAGGCCCTGCCAAGCGCGTCCGCAGGGCAAGAACCCCAGAAGTGACCATCGAGCCTCTACAAGCAGCGACAGGACCTCAAAGCGACACTTCACCAGAACCATCCGATCACGATGGCTAATCCAATCCGAATCACCACCATGCACCCCGAGTTCACATCCTTTCCTAAGCTGGCCCGCCTAAACCGCGAAATCTGGATCACTGAAAAAATCGACGGCACCAACGCTCAGGTTCGTATCATCAAACCCGAGGTCGCCGTCTCTGAATTTTCTGGATGGGTTGCCCACGTTGACGATCATCTCATCTGGGCTGGAAGCCGCAACCGCTGGGTGACGCCGGAACAAGACAATCACGGCTGGGCTCGCTGGGTAAAAGAAAACGCAGAAGAGCTGGTCAAGCTTGGCTACGGCTCCCATTTTGGGGAGTGGTGGGGAAGCGGAATTAATCGCGGCTACGGCCTGACCAAGGGCGAAAAGCACTTCAGCCTTTTCAACACTCTGCGCTGGAGCCCTCCGGGACAGCCCACAATTCAGTCAGGAGAGCGCTGGGACGACAAGTCCAAGGTGATGACGCCGATCTTCACGCAAGAGGCTCCGGCCTGCTGTGGAGTGGTTCCTGTGCTCTATCGCGGGCTGTTTGAAACCGAATGCGTCAACATGGCGCTGAGCGAGCTCAAAGCGGTAGGCAGCATTGCATCTCCGGGATACATGAACCCAGAAGGAGTTGTTGTCTTTCACACAGCCGCCAACTCGGCGTTCAAAGTGACCATCAAGGACGACGAGAAACCCAAAGGCGCGGCCTGAGCATCACCCTTCCCTCGTCCAGCAGCCCGACCAAAACGGAAACGCGTCCGCGCTCCCAAGCTGATCGCGAGGAACCCACACTTTGAGCGGCAAATAGCACCCGCAAGCTCCGCAAGCCTCGGGCGCGTCCACCTTCTCGGGTGGATGAATGGTGAGCTTCAAAGCGTCCTTGCACGTCGGGCACCCCGCCACCGAAGAGCGAAGCGGGCACCCTCTGCAAATGGAAGCTCTGCGATGCGCCTCCTGCGGAGCCACCAAAGAGCTGTCCACTACGCGCTTCGCCATGAAGCGGAGGAAATTAAGAGCCGATCCCACCGACACCAAGCGTCGCTTCGCGCCGCCGGGAGCACGCTTGACGTGCTTGGGGTAGGCAGCAGCCAGCGCAGTCCAAACGAGCGATTCCCAGTTGATTGGGAGCCTTAGGTCGTTCTGGTCGTAATGACGCCTAAATTGATTGAAAAGCTGACCTGTGGTTTTGCCCGATAGGCGAACGCCCTCGACGGTGACGCTGAATTTACTTGGCACAGGCCCGTTTGTGGTCCATTTCATGCGCGTCAGCCTACCTCCTGGTTTTGTTGACGCAAGAACAACCGGGCATGACCCAAGGCTGGCGAGCTGGTTTCCAACTCCGGCTGGGTGAGTTCGATTCTCACTCCGGTTGCCATTTTCAAAAGCAGGATAGCTCAGAAGGTAGAGCGTTTTTTCTTGATGCTGACTAGGCTACCCCACATCCTCCCGCATGCCCATCTGTAAAAAGTGCGAATCCAGATTTCCCTGCAAAATCACAATCGAAGGCAAAAGGCGAAATCTCGCCAAACGTCGCTATTGCCTCATTTGCTCTCCTTTTGGAGCGCACAATACCATCCAGCTACATATAACGCAGCCGCCGAAGCTTGAAAGGAAATGTGATTCCTGCCAACGGGACTACATCTACGAAAAAAGCAAAGGCCATAAAGCAACCCGATGTAATTCATGCACCCAGTCCGAAAGAAGAAAGGCGCGAAAACGACGCCTCGTTGATCTTAAAGGAGGCCAATGCGAAAAATGCGGTTACTCAAAATCATTAGCTGGTCTTCATTTTCATCATAAAGATCCAACCATCAAAGAATTTGAAATCAAACACGTCTTTGGAATGAAGATGGATACCCTGCTTCGGGAGATTGAAAAATGTTCTCTCCTGTGCGCAAATTGCCACGCGGAAGAACACGAACGATAGCCCATACCCCAATTGTCGTAGGTTCGAGTCCTACTCCTGCTACCACTTTTGCGAGTAAGCGACGTTGGCCCGTGTCGCGCAATGTCCTCGCGAACGATGCGAATTCCAAATTCGTTTCGTGTGAACGGGCCGCCACCCTCCAGTCCTTCAAGGCGTAGCCCACCCCCTCGGTGAGGGGTCTCGCGGTGCAAACCCGCGTGGAGGATTGGAGTGTGGTGGAGGCGTCATAGCTTAGTGCAGAGCGTCGGGCAAATAACCCGCATGAACGGAACGTAGCAAACTCCTGGCGCGAACGAAAACCACACAGACACCCCGGAAAGACGGGGCGAGACACATCCAGCGCCCTAAGAAACAGGCTCGACCTGCCCAAAGGCTGGATTGCGGGCGGAGCGTCATGCCGTTACCGGACACCGTAACCGGACTATTTCCGGGAAATACTAGTCCAATCCCGAAAACTGGACCACAGCAGTATCTGTGGAGGCTAGTCCAGAATAGCCATACCTGCTGGGCTTGGCGGAGTCACCCGCCTATATCGTCCGGGATGAATCATCCGAGACCGCAGTGGCCAAACCTGCGAAACTAAAGGGCATCAATTTCCAATCCAATGAGAGAGCGGCGCGGAAGCCAAAGCACAGCAGGAGACGTATTCCACCTGTCGCTTGAGACGCGCCTACAGTCGGTGATGCAACGCGCTTTAATCCGATGTCAGCCTGTGCAAGCGCGACTAGCAGGAGCCGTAGTAGCGCACGGCCTCTCTCACCCTTTCCAATGACACCTCAGCCTGCCGAGACCGTCCAGCCGGGGCGCGGAGCGCGCGCGTTAGGCGCATAATGCTCCCTCGCAAATGTCCGGAATCAGGGGCGTAGCGGGTTGGGGTGCCACCTTTCACACAATGACGCGTCATCGCAAAGGAGCGGGGCCCAGATTGACGACCAGCTCCATGAAGTTTGGCGTTAATTCCTTGAAACGGACAAACGCTGGGATGCACGAAACCCCAAGTGGGGCAGCGGTGGGGCCAAACAGCCCCCTTGAATAATTATGGGAAATAGCCGCCGGAGCCAGTAGCCGCTGGCGCGCGTCACCTTTTTGTCAACAAAACCAAATCAACCCCTATGAAAACAGACACCTCAATTGCAGCGCCTCAAAGAGCCTCTGCCCAAATCACGCCAAAACCAACAAAGGCCCAAATCATCAATGCCATTATTCAAGAGACCATCGCTGCCCGCATGGTTGAGAATGCCAAAAGGGAGCAAAAGCGATTGGTTATTCAGGCAAAGATGGATAAGGAAATCCAAAAATTAAAAAAGCGCTCCATCAAAATCGGAGACCTGGTGATCAACAACAGCTCTGGCCCAGACATTGCCGTTCCTTATCAAAAAATTAACGGAACGCCAGAAATGGCAAGGCTCGCCTCGGAAATCAAAAAACTTGCACCCCTTACAACCTGTCCATTCAACGTAAAAGAGGAGGTTGTTCAGCGAATGGAAAATGAAATGATTGCCTTCATTCTGAGTCAGCCAGGAATGAAAAACGCCATCCAATCGACCATTCAAAAGCTTGGCTTGTAATGGACGAACTTGAGCAGATCAGAGCTGACATGCTTGCCCGAAAGCTCAAGCAAAACGAGCGCAGGGCCAAAGCGGGCAAAAAGCCAATGCATCCCGAGCTTGTCCGCAAAACAGCCAAAAAGACCCCCTCACGAGCCAGCAAGCCGCCTCCAGCGCCATCAGGGGAAGAAGCTGATACCAACCTCTCATTTGATGAATGGAAAGCCTGTGGTTGGTCCGTGAAGAGAGGAGAAAAGTGCTCAGGGTTTGACGCGGAAGGCATCCCGCAATTTAATAGAAGCCAGGTTAGAAAAACCAACTCATGGAAAACAAGCCATCAAACGCCATTATCAATCACGCACTCGTTCACGAAAAAGCGCTCAAGCGGGCCGTCTCGGAAAAGCTGACTTGGGAGCAAATCAGCATTCACTGCGGCATTGCGCCACATACAGCCAAATCCTACTGCAAAGTGCTTGGGATTGACGTCTCAAATTTGAGAGGCAAACGCGTCAAGCTCGCCAGATCAAAGCACGCAGACACCATCATCAAGCTTCGCGAAGAAGGACAAACCCTTGAGGAAATTGGGGGCAAAATCGGAATTACGAGAGAGCGAGTAAGACAAATTCTGGCAAGGTGGTCTCCAAACACCATTATCAGAGTGAAACACGCAGCCATCAAAACCTGTCCCGTGTGCTCAAGCGAGTTTTCGGGACAAGGGAGAACATGCTCTCAAAAGTGCGGAGGCATCAAAAGAGCCAAGCATTCATACACTCGCGATTTGGCTGTTCAAATCATGAAGCTGCGCGAAAGGGGCCTGACCTGGGAGCAGGTAAGCAGCCAACTAATTCCTGGAGTTCATCACCCAGGATGGTTTGTCGGGCTTCACAGGGTTAAAGCCCAAGTTTTCTCAAGCGAAGAAATTGCCATCCATTTCTCAAAACACGGAGAGCCACGCGCTAAGCAGCAAGAAATCAAACTTTCCACCACTACCCAAAAACCCTCCAAATCAATCATCACCAAGCTGAAAGAAGCCATTTATGGAAAATCCTGAAGAAGACCCCATCATCAAAATGATCCGCTCCATTGCTCAAGAGCGGCGCGGCCAATTTGCAGCCTTGAGTGAAGCGGAGGCTGAAATGAAAAAAGACTCCGACAAGGTGGAGCGTGAAATTCTGATGGAGCTGTGGGCAAAAGCCGGGGACGCGCCACACACCTACTACATCGCCATCAAAACCATCCATCAATTTGTCGAGGCCCTCAATGGGATGCGATCAATCGAAGGTGTTCCAATCGACATGCACATCCTCATCTGCGAAACGCTCGCAAAATGCGCAGAAGTGGATGCTAGGGCCTTGAGGGCGGTTCAGGCCGCCAAAGAAAAACACAACGTGGAATGAAGACCCCATCATACCAACAGCTCACCAATTGGTGCGACTTGCATGGCATCACTCTTACGCGAGAAGCGGGTGGCGTCAGGGCTGTTGCCTATGACCGCAACCAGCAAATCATTACGTCCATTTTCTCATCGGCAAACTCGGCAGTGAAGGGGAAAGTCAATGAAGCCGCGTGCGCCATTCACGCATGCGATGCCATTGCTGAATCGCTGCTCATTGTAAAGCCCTCTATAGCCTTCCAGCTCAACTCAAAATGAAACAAGCCTCCCTCACTCCGCGACAGTATCACCAACTGCAATTTGATCTAAACAAGCTGCCCGACCTAACGAAGACAGGTCCAATCTCAGCCTCCATCCTGAGCGCTGCGCGAGACCCTCTCCGAATGGTGCTGTGCCAAAAAGCGCAAACCAACGAAATGCAGTGGGGCAATCTCGTTGATACCCTCTGGCTGACCCCCGCTCTGTTTGCCTCTGAATACGCCCTACTGCCCGAAGACGCGCCTCGCGATGTTCGTGGAGACAAACGCATCATGAACGCCAAGAAGCCGTCTCAGGACTCCCTGGACGCCATTGCGTGGTGGAATGGCTGGGATGCAAAAACGAGAGGTCAAACCCCCATCAAGCAGGCAGAGCTGGATGAGGCCAAAATGGCCGTCAGCATGCTCAACCAAAATGACTTGGCCCGCTCCATCCTGGAGGCATCAAGCAAGCAGGTGGCCCTTGTGGGAGATTCGCCCTATGTCCCTGGAGCCAAAGCAAAATGCCTCATCGACCTCCTGCCAACCAGCGGGCCTTTTGTTGACGCAATTCCAGACCTCAAGACCACCGGGCAAATGGGAGAAAAGCAACTGGCCTCCACCGCGTTCACCTTCGACTACATCTTCAAGCTGGCCTACTACGGAGTGCTGGCAGAAATCGCCGGATTCGGCCCCAGGACGCGAGGTGTGCTGGTTTGGCAAAACTCCTCTTTCCCCTTTGAGGTGAAGGTGAGAGAGATCCCCAAGTCGCAAATGGACATAGCTCGGCAGCTTCTGATGAGTCGCCATCGCAAACTCCAATCAATCAACCCCGCTGACATCAGATCCCACTTCGACACCACCCTCCGAGAAATGCCATTGCCCGACTGGGCGATGAATGCTTACGCTTCGGAATGAAAAAGCGCAAAGCCGCGAAGAAACGCCCAAAACCCAGAGCGGGCCTAGAGCGCCCCTGGAACAACGGAGCGTGGACAGACGCGAGAATGCGGGCGTTTGCCATGAGCGCTCTCAGACGAGCCGCGTGGCCCCCGAAACACCAAGTCATTCAACGCGCCTTCGTCAAAAAAGGAACCAATACCAAGACTGGAAAGCCCTGCATGCTTCATCGCTGCGAGGAGTGCCAAGGGTTATTCCCGAAGGGGTCAATGAAAGCCGATCACACGGAGCCGGTCATTCCACTGTCCCACAACTGGGCCGAAGGGGACAACTTCCTCGGCTACAACTTCAACGAAGTGATGCGCCGTTTGTGGATTGAAGCCGACGCTGGATGGGGCGTCCTCTGTGAAGGCTGTCACAACAAGAAGAGTTTGGAAGAAAAAGCTGCACGCAAATCATGAATTTGGAACCCTTCTGCTCGCGCATCAAACTCGTTGGCTTAGAGCCTCAAATCAAATGGGCCACATCCATCCGTAAGAAAAAGGTGGAAGCGTGGAAAGCGATGACCTTTCGCCATCTAGTCATGGCAACAAAGCCTCATTTGACTGATGCCAACTTCAAAGCCATGGGATGCGTGACGGATAAGCACATTATCGCGTTCCTGTGGGCTGTTGCAAAGCATTCAATGTCATGCCCAAAAGCCCAATGGTGGATGCAGCACAGGGATGATCACATCGCCTCATGGCTCCCCCATTCCATCAAAGAGTGCGTAGCCCATTTCTCAAAAACCAAGCCATTCAAATGAGCCAAGGAATAACCCTTTATGGATCGGACGATGTCAGTCGTGCAGGACACAACATGCAGGCTGCCGCAAACGATATGCTTCGCGCGTCGAGAACCATAGAAGAATGCACCAGACGTTTGGAATTTCTTTTTGGCCAAGGATACGGATCTAACCTAGACCGCCTGATCGAAGCGCTGGAAAAAAATGCCCCACCTATTGAAAAATGACAATCAACACCTCAGACATGGAAAGCGCGTGCCGCGCCTGGGAGCGCGATGTTGCCTTATGGCAGGTATCCAGAGACGAAGGCGAAGAAATCCCGTGTCCACAAAAACCCGAGGGTTACGACCTGTTCGTTCAAGGTGAAGACCCCATGAACTTTTTGTCAACAAAAGGTCCACGCTGCCAAGGAGGCGGCCTAGTTCCAGCAAGCTGGACATCAACAACACTTCCGGTAAGGCTACCGGAACAACATTTGCACCAACCCGACCTATTATGACACAACCAGCCGAATCCGTCCTCGTCATCCCTCGCTCAGCATTCATCGAGCATGAATCATTTGAGGGCTTCCGCTCTCTTGAGGGCAGAACCGACTTGGGTGATTATCTACAGGGAGCGCCAACCAAAGTGGCTCAGTTTCTCAATCGCGACGAAGCCGAAACCAACCCGTTCTTCCTTCAAATCATCCCCTACATCATCCTTCTCTCTGAAGACAACGTCTTCCTCTACAGGCGTGGCTCCATTGGCTCGGAAAGCCGCCTTCACGGGCAGTATTCCATTGGCTTGGGTGGTCACGTCAATTCGGAGGATGACCCGTCAGGAGAGCCATTCTACGCCTTCCTCAATGGCGCAGCCCGAGAGCTGAAGGAGGAGGTGGGTCTCACTGTCGATTTGGAAACCCTACGCGGGTCCGCAATCGGCCTCGTGAACGACGAGCTAACTGATGTGAGCAAGGTTCATCTGGGTGTGGTTCTCATCATCAAAGTGAGCGCTGCCGCAGCCAAAGAAATTCTGACCAAGTGCGAGAACACTCTCTTGGAACCCCAATGGATTCCGCTCTACGAGCTGGAAAATCCCCAGCTTGCCACCCAGTTTGAAAGCTGGTCCTCCTACGCTGCATCCCACCTCATCGCACAAGCCTGTCAGGAGCCCAAGTGGGACGACAAGGCCTTCCGTGAGCGTGTCGCCATGCTGTCCATTTCGGCAGCCAACCTATCGTCCTCAGCTACCAGCTTCCTGCTTCAGGAGTCGCCTCGCGGTCACATGATCAGCAAAGCCATGGTTGAGGCTGGCGCTGGCGAAGTTCAGTGCATGCTCGCTGGCCTCATCGGAAACGCCGACATTGAAGGGCATGAGGTGAAGAAAGCCGCAAAGGAGTTTCACGCGACGCTTGGCGACATTGTAAAGCACCAGAAAGTCACCATGAAAGACCTCACCGTCACGCCTCAATGAGCGAGCTTCCACACAACGCCCAAGTCCTAGGAAAAGGAGGAACCTTCAAAGTGCCCGTTGGCGGCTTCCACGGCTGGATGCGCCTTGGCGATGATCCCTGGCAAGAAGATCACTGCTCTGGCGTGACGGCGGCGCTGGAGTTTGCATGCCCGATTGGCAGTGATGTCTGGAAGTTAAATCAGCCGGAAGTTGAGTCTGAAGTTGCGTCAACAAAACCAGAAGAGCGCGAAGGGGAAATCCCATTGGCCGACCTCATTAACGCCTGTTGCCGGACTGATTTTGAAAATGATGAAGAAGCTAGGCGGGCAATACGAACAGAGCAATTCCAGCGCATGGAAAAACTGCTGTGGCCACGAAACCCAGGCAAAACAGTGAGTCCAATGCCCATCACGCCAGAAACCCACAAAGTGGAAGGCTACCCGCAATTGCCTCAGAATAGCTCAGGTGAGGCTTGCGCATCTCCAGAGGTGCCAAGCCTTCCAAATCCATTTGAAGCCCTTCAGAACGCTCCTGACGAAGAAGAAGACGTTTTGGAAGAAGCGCTCCGAATCACGAGTGGCGACAGGCAAAATCAATACGGCCCGCCAGATCAAGACTTCACCCGCACAGCAGCAATGTGGAGCGCTCTCTTCGGGCACAAGCTAAAGAGCCCCTTCGAGGCTCGTGACGTAGCGATGGCGATGATTTGCTTGAAGTTGTCCCGAGAAACTCATCAGAGAAAGCGCGACAACGCCGTTGACGGGGCTGGCTATTTCAGGTGCCTTCACCTATGCAATTTGAGCAAAAAACCGGAATGAGCAACAAAGCAGCGCAACGCGCAAAGCGTCTTCAGAAAGCCATTGAAATTGGAGAGCAATCCCTCAAGCGCCTCAATCTCGACCGAAACAACCCGAAGCTCGTGAGGCAGGCCGTAATGTCCATGAGGCTGTGTCACGCTCTCTCTCAGCCAATCAACGTGAAAATTAGCGAATCAATGGAGTGGTTCAAAGAGAGCGCCGAAATAGAAAAAGAGGCAGAAGTCGGAATTGGCATCCCAACCCCATCAAAGGTGCTGTTTCTCGATGTGGACGGGGTTCTTAATCGCTGCGGAAAATCCAATCAGGGCCTGGAAACAGACAAAGTTGAACTGCTTGCTCAAATCGTTCGGGAAGCCAATCCTTCAATTGTCGTCTCTTCCACATGGCGAATTTTCGAGCATCAAATAAACAGGCTGAAAACAGTGCTGCAAAGCATTGAGGCCAACTTCATTGGAACCACTCCATGGCATAATGGTAAAACTGAAGGGGGTCTCTACATAGCCAAGGCGCGAGGAAACGAAATCCAGGAATGGATGGACGAAAATGGAACTCCTGAGAAGTTTGTCATTCTTGATGATGATTCAGACATGCTCCACCTCAAGCCTCACCTAATCAAAACTGAGTCATTTGTGGGTCTCACGTCAGAAATCGCCAAATCGGTAATTGAGGCGCTGAACGCATAAGCTCATGGACGCCGCCCCTAAATCTCCACATCGCCAGGGACGCTCCTCGGCGTTCCATGAAGCGACTTGTTCTGCTCTTGTGGACTTCCTTATTGCAGAGACTTCCGAGGACGCTGTGTTTTGCTTCATCTCTGCAATCTCCTGCTTTGGAATCACGGATAGGGAAGACGCTATCGCCGCAATGGAGAAAGACCACGACACCCGCAACTGGGCTGTCATCACGGCAAACCTGATCCCCGAGCCTTATGTGCAGAACAGCTAGCTCATCCACTGCTAGGTCGGATGCGGCGACCTGTTCTATTGAGCGACAGCCGGGGAGGAGAGGTGTGGTCAGCGCCTCCACTGATTGTCCCAAATTTGGGCGCCTGTTTTGTTGACAAAACGCTTGTTCAAATCTTGCTGGAGTTCCCGCGGAGTGAATGGCATGCCTCCCAAAAGGAGAAGTCCCATATCCCGGACGGAAACTTCATCAGGGGCGTTGCTGATCACCGTGAGAGGCTCCACGATATTCGCCACGCCGTCCATGACCAGAGAGTAGCGAGCCAGATCGTTCATCAGGGATGAAGTGGCGGTGTAGATGGCATTGTCCCATCCGCTACCATCACTGATGTCGGTGTTTTCCAAGGTGAAGCCAGCACGCTCAAAGTGAGCCGGGCTTCCTGGAATCAGAGGATCAACAACCTTGTTCATGGCGTATTGCCCAAATGCTCCACCGACCGCAGTGGAGGCCACAAGGCCAATGTTGCCATAGGGAACCTGCTTTAGAACCTCCATGCCCAATTCGACAGTGATCTGGTGCAGGTCCTGATTACTCTTAGACTCGTCAAACCCTCCAACTGAATCGGACCAGCCGATGGGACGCGTGCCACCCAGGGTTAGCGCAACCCACTTCATCATAGTGCGCTCGTCTGGGTTTTTCGGATCAATCCCGAAGAAGCTTGCATACAAATCCTCGCGCTCTTCCTCGTCCATTCCTGTGAGCATGCCGATTCCCTGTGCGATAAGGTATGACGCCACTTTGTATTTCACAAGGCGGAACAGGACGTTCTGAATGACATTCGACGCAAGGAGGCGCTTGCCAACCGCGCGAGCCTGGGCATCTCCATTCATGATCATGCTGTAGGCTGCCATGCTGTTGCCAGCAACATGGACCTGGTGGTTCGAAAGCTGCATCGCGCCAAGCCTCAAGATCTCAGCCCCGATGGTCTCCCGTTGCTGGAACGCGCCAGCCTTCTTTGACTGGTCGGCGGTAGCGGCCATGTCTGCCACGTCCCGTTCGGAGCGGCGCAGGACAGAGGATGTGACCTCTTCCATGCTGAAGGAGGGCTCTAGGAACTCCTTGACTGTCAGTTTCGCGGGCATGCCAGCCGCCTCACGGGCAGCATTGATGTGCCTCACGACAGAATCTATGAAGATTGTATTGGCGATGGTCTTTTCCGCCCCGCCGATCACTGTCTGGACCATGCGACTACCTGCCTCCATGGCAAGACTGCCAGCTCTCCCCACAGTGTCCGTCACGGGGGATAGGATGTTGGTGGCTCTTCCGGCAAGACGGCCCCGTGAACGCATGCCTTTCGACGGGCGCACGTAGTTGATGTCGTCAAGGTAGTCGCGTTCGCCATTGGCCTTTCGAAGCTGCACGTTGATTCCAATCTCGGCGACGCGACGGTCAATGCGAGAAGCAAGGTTGTCAGGTAGCGCGGTTCCGGTCAAGGCGCGCAGAGGCGCTCCAAGGCCGTTCATGGCCCTGTGTAGTAAGTAGTCAGCGTAAAGAGCCATGTATCCCACGTTCTTGCCAACGCCTCCATGCACCATTGCGTAGGTGATGACTGCTGGCAGGGTTTGGGTATAGAGCTGGGAAACAGAATTGAGAGCCTTCACGATGCCGAGCTGGTGAAGCTTCTGGACAAATCCCATCGCGCGATGCTTCGGTCCCTTGGAGGCCATCTCCTTGCGCAAGATTTGTTGCCCCATGTGGGCAATTGCGTTCGCTGCGTCAGTGAGCTGGTCTTCCTTGCCAGGAAGAAGAGTGGAGGCGTTCTCGTCGATGTAGCCATAGTCATCAGTGCCCTTGGCCAAAACTCCATCGTGAATGTGGGTGGTGCCAACGGTGGCACGGAAAGCCTCGTAGGCCGGAGTGACGTTCTGCCTAAAGAGCATATCCTCCGCGATGCGCAGAGGCACCGTCAGGCCGTTGGTGTCGAGCATGTGCATCTCTCCGTGCTTCGGGTTGCGGACAGGCGACTGCATGAATGCAGCGCGTCCAAGCCCGAGCCGCTCATGGAGTGGAGCAATCTGCTCTGAGGTTGAGTGGGTCCTGCCGAAGGTTTGCCACATCATGGCCATTGGAGTTACTCCCTCCATAAATTTGGTGTCCACACCGGAAAGTCTGGCTTGCTCGACATACGACTCACGCAGGTAGTTCAGGGTTTCGTTGACAAAAGTGCCCCATTGCAGAGAGCGTGGAGGCAGCGTGGCCTGCAGGCTCAGAAGCTCAGCATCTACATCAAAGCTGGACCCGGTGGTCATCCTGGCAAGGGGATCACGAAACGTCTTTTCAAGCTCTTGAACAATAACCCTCTGCTCAAGCAGGCGATAGGTCTCCTCGGTCATGTAGGCCTTCAGCTCGGAGGACTTCTGGCGAAGCTTCTCGATGCTCATGGAGAGAAGATCAGTCCTGGTGGTAGCTCCGGTAGTAGGAGGAAGCCCGGCAAGGATTGCCTCCTCAATACCATCCAGCGCCTGCAGGAACATCTTCTGCATGGTCTTGACACGATCCTGAACCTTCGAGCCTGAAGGGCCAGATTGGATGTATCCACGCATCGCAAAGAACATATATCCAAGAGACGACTCCCACAGAACGTCAGGCCTGCTGGACGCCCTGGTAAAGGCGCGCTTGAAGCGACCACCAAAAATTTTGTTCATCTTGCGGTTGAACAACTTGGATACCTCATTGAGTTGAGCGCGATGATTATTGATGCCAGTCTTACCAGCAGGACCGTAGGACAGCACGCCAATCATGTCCTCGGCAGACTCAATGGCTGCAAACTTCTTGGCGAACAACTTCCTCATGGCTCCGTCATGGTTCATCAGCATGGAAAACACGCCACCCTCAGCAAACGGCTTTTCTTTTTCCGTCCAGATGCGGGATGGAAGATAGCCAGACTCGATCAGAGCGGCAGACTGATTACTGCCAATCTGGGCCTCAGCAAGGTTGGCAACGACGTCAATCTTGCGAACAGTGCTGATTGTTGGGCTGCCCATCTCACGCATCAGGGCTTCAGCCTGCACCTGCACCGAGCCGGAAAGCATATTGCCCTTCAGGGCCGCGATGATAGAAGCAATGCGAAGCTCCGTCGAAGAGCGGACAGACGCTTTTGGATCGAAGGCCCCAAGCTCTGCAGCAGTGTTTCCAATACGAGATGTGGCGCGATGGAAGCCAAGAATCGGATTGAGCGAGACCATGTAGGCAGAAGCGTCGCGCTTCGACTGTGGATCAATGTGCGCCGCAGTGCGGAGGTTGGCGGAGCCATCAGCATTGACCTTGAGTGGAGCCCGTGGAGCGGCTGGCTTGGAGTCCACCGGACCAATCTGGTTATCCACAACGTGGTAAGGCTCACCAGTGAGTATGGTCATGGTATCAGCCACAATCTCGGCCTGTTCGTCAGCCGTGCGGGCCGCGACGTGGTTTGCAGCAAATTTGTCCAGAAGGCTGGAGTTGGCGATGTTCCTAGTATAGTTCTCCTCCCAAACCTGGGCTCTCCAGAGATGGTCACGGCGAAGGGCCTCAACGTCGTCTGCAGCTCCGAAGTAACGAAGCTGGCTCGGAAGATCCATGCCGCGTGGGGCGAACACCTTCTGTTTGCGCCTGATATATTTCTGCTCTTCGCGGAGGGCGTCCGAAAGAAGCCTCTCGGCCTTGCCGCGTTTATGGCGCTCGCGCTCCTGAAGGATGTTACGGGACAGACTGAGTGCAATCTGGCGCTTGGTATTGGTGCTTAAGCCTTGAACGGCGGCGTGATTGGCTGACTCCATCTCGCTCAGAGTGCGGAACACGTCCATTACCAAGGCGTTGGGAGTGTCTGGAGTGTTGTCCACGCGTGCCTCCCGGTCAGAGAGGCGCTGGGCCAGAATGCTCGTAAGCGCTTGCGCCTGCTGCTCAAACGGGAACACGGACGCATGGATGGATGCCGCGATTGCCTGACGCTTCTCATCAGGAGACATCGTCTTGCTGATCAGGGCACTCACAATTTGGGGAAGCGCTTCATCAGGGATTTGGATTTCCCTATTCGGCTCCACACCGGAGAACTCCAGCGAGCTCAGGCCATTGGATGGGTCGTATGTCGCCAAGCCTTCCGCGGCCTCTAGGGCGGCAGCGGCTTCTGCGGTGCGCCTCACGCCAGTTGTGGTGGACATGCGGGTGGCGTGCGCCTGGATGCTTGCAATGGAAGCCAGGGCGTCATCCAGAGAGTCCAACGCGTTGTTGCCCATGCGGAGCTCTGTAGACATCAGGCGCATTCCCATGCGCTCACCAACGAAGGTTGTGTAGGCATCGACAACTTGGTTGAACTTGCTTCTGGCCCTGCCCATCGCCATCACCGCGCGGAACAACGACTCATTTGCAGACTCCTTGGTTGCAAGGTTTTCAGCAGCCTCGCCTGCGGCTCGGGCGGCTTGCGCCTCCTGATGAAGGCGTTTGAAATTGGCTTCAGCCTTGGACAGCAGCTTGGAAACGCGGCGAGACTCGGCGGCGATTGCGGCCTGTTTCGACTCGATAATGACAGGGGTTCGGGTCAGGCCATTGCCGGGACTGGTTGCTGCAATCCTGTCACGCAGGGCATCCACTCCAAAAGCCTTGGCAAGCTGGGATAAGCTGGTCTCAATTTGCACGTCGGTCATGACGTGAGGAGCCTTCCCTCCGTTCATGACGGCGACGTAAGCATCAAACGCGGTCTCGTCTTTGACGCTTGGGTTGCGCTGGTAGGTAATAGAGTTCGCCGCCCATTCATCAGCAGCAACACGCTGCCTGCTCTGACGGGCCTTGTAACGGCCTCTGGCTTCGTTCAGGCGGGTCTCAAGGACGTTCAGACGCTCCATGTCGGCCTTGCGACGCGCGGACTCAGCACGGGGATTCTGGATGGCAGGAGACGCAATCCTGGACAGCACTCGGGCATTAACCCTCGGGGCTTGCACGAGACGCAGGGAACGAAGCAGATCGCCACTCCGAGACTCAAATTGCTCGATCACAGAGTTGGTCATTGCATCCACCAGCTCGCTGGCACCATCGAAGTGGGACTTAAGGAGAGGGCCCGCATCAGCCCAGTGGCCTTCTGCGATGGTCAGGTATTTCCCGCGGCCTAACACCTCGCGAAACTGCTCCATATCACGAGCCGCCAACAAGTCCTTCCTGACCTCGTCCAGCTCGCTGATGGCATCAGAGACCACCTTAGCCTCAGCCATTGCGTTCGCGGCGGAAGTCTCCATCTCCGCGATTTCGCGCATGGCCTTGTTCGCCTCGCGCCTGATCATCGTCTGCTGCCAGGTGAGGCTGTCCACCTCCTGCTCGACTGGCTGAATGTCAAGATGACTGAAGCCATGGTTGGCCACTTGATGGAACAGCTCCTCTTGCGCCTTCCTAAAGACCTCCCCAGTCGAAAGGGCGCTACCAGTGGCGAGACCAGGCACAGTCAGGACATACACTCCGTTTTCATCAATGGTCCACTTTGTTGGAAAAGTGGCAGGCTTTTGAATGGGCTGGCGAAAAAGCTTTGCCCCTTTCACGGCGGCATCGTGAGCTGCTGTTTTCTTGAGCCTGTATCCGACGATGCGCGAGTAGGGAAGTCCAGTGATCATACCGGCCTTGTCCCACTGATCGCGACCACGCTCATCTTGCCCAATTCGCATCTCAATTCTCACGGGCTCCACCTCATCTCCCGTGTATTCCCTGCCAGTTTTGTCAACAAAAATAGGCCTGCCTTGGGCGTCGTGCTTCTGAAGCTTGCGCATCACAACACGGCCCTGTTCCTGACGCTCCCGCTTGATCTGCGGGAGGTTGGCGGCAATCTCCAAACGGGCCTTGCCCCAGGCGTTCGTGACTTCGACGGCACCGTCGGCCTGCGCAATTGGGAATGCTCCCTTCTTGAGCCTGCCTTCATACCAGTTTTGCCCGGAGCCTCCCATCTGCGAAAACGACCACTGCTTGTAATGAGCGGCGACGTCCTCCTGCCATTCCGTGGTAAACGGAACGACGCTCAGGAAGTAGCTGCGCAGGCGCTCTGCGGCCTCTCCAGACATGGCGAGGAGCGACTCCACCGAAGGCGAGGCGATGCCAGCGCCGTTCCAGCCACCGCGGTCACTTTGGTCTCCCAAAATCCAATCGCGTAAGTCACCATCGGGAAGAGCCGCCAGCATCTGCCGGGCCTCGAAAGAAGTAAGCTTGGTTTCGCGGTTGGTACCAACAAGAGCCCCAAGGCCACGCGGAGCCTTGGCGTGCTTCTCATCCACAAATGGATTGCTCTGGTCCGCAGAATCCCACGATGGATTCACATTATCCAGGACAGAATGCAGCAGACTGTTGGCCCACTCAGCGCGGATGGACATCACCGGAGTGCCGGATGGCGTTCCCACAATGGACATGCGGCGCTGATAACCTTCCTCAGTCTCACCGTCAGTGACAACCTCCTCAGCAAACTCATTGGCAAGCGCGTCAAACTCCTCGTCTCCAAACTGAACATTCTCCATGCCCTTGCCGCGGTCAGCAAGGCTTCTTGAAATACGTTCCTCGGTCTCGATAAACTTGTCGTAACCAGGGAAGCGTGCGTCATCAATAAGCTCGCCACGGGCCGCTACAGCCTCAGGACGGATGGGGCCGATGCCAAGCGGCATCACATTCATGGAAAGTGACAAGGCAAGCTTGGCGTCGTTATTGGTCATCGCCAGCGCAATGACGCCAGCGGCGCTCTCGGGAGAAAGACGTCCAGCCATCGAAATTGAGACAGAAGGATCAAACCACGGGGCAGCAGGATGGTTTCCGATATTGCGGGCGGCGGCAATAGCCGAGCGCTTTGCCTTCTCGGTCTCGCGGGCTGCAACAAGGTAGATTTTAGCGTCCTCCTCCTCAGTGATGGTCTTTCCGACCAGTTCGTAATCAGATTCCAGACGTTCACGGATGGCCTGCGCCAAGGAGTCGGGGTTGTTGCGAGGGCCGCGAATGGCTTCCGTGATTCGCCTGGCTTCTTTCACCACATCAACAGCCCCATTTTCATGCAGCCAAACCAGCATGGCCTCAAGAGCGGCCACGGAGTCTTCAGGCGTCACTTGGACAGCGGAGCCGTATGGGAACGCCAAGACGGGAGCCTGCTTGTCAGGAATGAACAGGACGGTTGGAATACGGGCACCAGTTTCTTGAGTAACAAGCCCCTGCATGCCCATCTTTTCAAGCTGGGTATTGTCAATTTTGTCTGTTGCGCCACGAACCTCTTCGGACTTGTGGCGGTCCTGGCGACGATCATCACGCAGCAACAACTCGCGCTGGGCTGGAGCGCCAGTGCGTCTGGCAACACCATCGCCAGCAACAACGCTGCCTCGATCCTGAGAACTAGTCCAGGGCACGTCACCGTCGATCACCGCGATGTTCCTGATCATCATTGCAACCGCGCTCACAACGTGCCCGCTGGCCTGGTCGTCGCCACCATGGAAAGCGGCGGGATTGATTGGCATTGTAGCACTTGCGTAGAACTGGACATGCCCGCCACGCTCGCGCAGAGCCTCAATGGTGGCAGCCGCTTCAGGGTGGGATGCCTGAAGATTGGCAAGCGCACCGTCGAAAGTGTTTCGTTCACCCCGAGAATCAAACAGGTTCTTTCCAAAACGTGTGATCAGCCCGCGTTGTTTATGCTCTTCGTGACCCTGGGCAAGTCTGAACATGATTTCATTATCGAGCGCGTCAGTGTCATATCCTTCACCAAGCGCGAAGCGTGGGTCATTGACGAAGGAGTAGACGTGCTCGCGGTTGCCTCCAAGCAGGGCGCTGAGGGCCCTTGCGCGCCAGCGGCCAAGGGACACGGCCTGCATGGCCTCACGGTTCTGCTCGGCCCGAACACGCTCTGCGGTCAAGTCGCCCTCTTCCATCCGACTGGCTGTATCACGGTCTGCGGAGGTTGTAGCGTAGTAGTTGCCGACAGCCTCATCGTTCTCTGGGTCAACGCCATGACGCAAAAGCGCGGCCCTTTCCAGGGAGATGCTCTCGAACTGCTTCATCAGCTCAACTGGCTCGTCTGGACGAATCAGGGAAATCATTACTGAATTCTGCAATGGGCCAAACTCCGCATCCTTGGGTCGCGCGGCTTCCTGCGTCGATTGAGCCCGGACATCAATCTCAAACTCGATTTTGCTCATCTCGTCAGGATCTACAGGGAACTCGGCCCTGCGGCTGGCGGAGCGGCGCATGCTGTCGCGCCTGTCGTTGGCCTGTCTGATGGCTGACTTGTAGATGGTATTGACCAAGGAGACTCCATTGTAGAGTTCCCAGGCACGGAAAGTCAGATTGGTCGGGCGCTCTGCAAGCGCCTTGGCTTGAGCAGCAAAGACTGAAGCCTGCTCAATACCAGCCAGCAGACGGTCGTATGCGCCACGGGATTTCTTGAGGCGGTCGCGAAGAGGCACGCCATCAATCACAAGGTCTTTTGTTGACGCAAGAAACTGAACCAGCCTGGGCGCGAGAATGGAGTTGGCAAGTCCAGCGGGCGTGAGGCCGTCACGATGACTCAAGAGCGGATGCGTCTGATCTGCAGAGACGTCGTGCATCGTTGATACAAACTGGGCGGCAGCGCTCACCAAGTCATCAAGGAACCCGGAGTCGAGCATCTTCGCCAGGTTCTCTTCGGGGCCAACTTCGAAATTGATTTCGCCGCTTGGGTCTGCAAGAAGCGCAAGATCGGGAGGGGTGATGATCAGCTCTGGAGCGAACGGGGAGCGATTGTAGGTATCGACCGCAGTGATAGGTAGGGAGAATCCAGCCGAGTTTACGGCCTGCGTATTGACGCCCGGATGACCGCGCCAAGCGGCCTCCGTCAGCGACTCATAAAGCTTGCGAGTGATAGCGATGGCATTACCCTTCATCACGCTATTGCGCTCTGACGAGTCCATCTTCTCTCCGATGTCATTGATGGACGCGCGGGAGAAGGGATCGGGATTGACACCAAGGATCTCGAACGAGCCATCCACGCCAGACATGACGTCATTTGCAACAGCCTCAACCACGACACTCATCATGCTCTCGGGCTGTGACTTCATCTTGCCGCCTTGCATTCCGACAGCAATGTCATAGGACGAGCCTTCACCAGAGCTGATGGTCATGGTGCCATACGGGGAATCAATCTGGAAGCTTGTCAAAAATCCAGTTGTTGGAATGAGCGGGTTGGCAGAGTCGGCCATATCGCCACCAGAGAATGCAATCGGGCCGATATGCACTGGCATCAGGTCAATCTTTGCTGAGTGCCTGAAGTCGAGTCCACTCCATGAGGTTGACGGGGCCCACAGGGAGCGCGGAGTGTCGCCGCCCATGGTGATGTATGCCAGCTCTGCTCTGAAATTACGCAGGCGAGCGATGGCGTCATGAGATCCGGCAGCAGACGCAAGGGCGCTGATGGTCCTGCTGGCTGCAGTGGGGTCTTTCAGAGAGTCGTTGATCAAGGATCCGGCACGAGACGGGTCGCGCATGAAGAGATCAAGAAGTCCGTCCAGGCCATTGATTGAACTAACAGCATTAACTCTGGCCATTGCCAGATCAAAACGCTTGGCCTCGATCTGACGCACCAAACTCTGTAGTGCTTTGATATGAGGAGTGTCGGAGGTGGACTTGAGGATTGGCTGCAGGAGCGCGTTGACGTCGGCCAGTCGGTCATCAACCAGCTTTTCAGCAGCGAGGTAGGCCTCACGACTCAGCGAAAACTCGGCCATGTCCTTCTTGAACTGGTCAAGAGCCTCTGTCACCGCAGCACTGGCAACAGCTTGTTCCGCCCGGATGGCATCCAGCGCTGCTTCGAGCTCATCTGGAGATAGGTCTGGATCGACGCTGGTGTCGGTGAGCTTGTCAACCAGTTCACGCGATACGGAGAGAGCTCTGTCTACCGCTCCAGCACTTGGGGCGACTGGCTCGGCCATCATGGAGAAGGCCTTCTTTGCGTCCTGGTGGGCCGTCAGGGCTTTCGAAAGAGCGATGTCGCCAGTGGATGCCCGCTTCAGCAGGGAGGCCTCCAGCTCGTCAATAGAGGCCACAATCTCACCTACGGCAGAGTCACGACTGAAGATGGTGCCGTTGATGGCAGCAATCAAATCGGCAGCAGGCATTCCAGCCTCGCTCTCAATAGCCAACTCGATTTGTTGACGCAAGTTGGCCGTGTTTGAGACAACCGCGTCAACCAGCTTGGTCACGGGACGGTCATTCTCGTCGCGTGCGTCACGCCGGGAGCGCTGCAGGCCGAAAAGCGGCTCGCCAAGATTACGAAGGCGGAGGAGCGAGGACAGGTCGCGCTCTGCTTCCACGAGGCGCTCAATAAACTCAGGGCGTCCGTTGTCGTTCAAAACTTCAAGGGCCTCGGAGAGCTCCGCATCATTGATCCCTGGAGCTGGCTCAAGACGACCGCCCACAAGGGACACCGGCATCAGATCGGGATCGCCGGAGGCGGCGCGCATCCGACCAATCACACCGCGGACAGATGCCTGAGCCGCAGACACACGAGCGCCAGCGCGAGCAAACTTATGAATGCCGCGCAAAGTCACAACCTGTTGCCTGGAGGCCTCGTTGCCAACTCCCTGCACATCAGGAGAAAGAAATCCCTGCTCGCTCACCACTTTGTTGAGGCGTTCAAGCATGATGCCAATTTCGTTCGGGAGGCCATTGGCCACGCGATGCGCCTCAAGCATGTTCTTCACGGCGCGGACGAGACGGTTAGCCATCTCGCGCAAGCGCTGCAGAAAGCCCCGTGAGCCCTCAGTGGCGTTGTCGGCGTAGTAGCCAAAGTCAGCCAGCACAGAGCCGCTGGTCTTGCCTGAAACAAGCCTCTGACGGAACTGTGCCATCCACTCGTGAGAGGATGCAACAAGCTCTTCGAAAGAGATACCCCTCACTGCCTCATCGACAGAATTGAACGGAGTCGCACCGAATCCAGCGCGACGCCAGTTGATGGCAGTAAGCCACGACTTTGCCAGACGTGGATTAGACAAAGACTGGTTGGTCAGATTTTCGGCCAAATCCATCATCTCGTCGTCCGTGAACTCGGAGACGCTGGCAATGTGGACGAGCTCTTCGTATACAATCTGGGCCAAATACTCGGCGAAGTCCTGAACCGCATAGTATTGCCCAACCTTGTTGCTTGGGGCGATGCGGTTGTATTTGCTGGCCAGCGAACGTGCCACGTTCTCTGGATTCACCTCGATCATCAGCGTGCCATCAGCAGATGGATTTACCTGCATGGTAACGTCTGGATCATCGGTCCAGGTGACATGCTTAGCCGCAAACTCGTCAGAAACCAGCGACCCAACCTGCGCCAAAACCATCTCTTTTGTCAACGCAATGACCTCCGGGGAAACGGTGCCTTTACCTGCGGTGATTGATTCCACGATTGTGGCGGCAATCTTCTCGGCCTTCTCGGTGATGTGCCTGCGAGGAGTGTAGCGACTGATTGCCGAGAACACCTTGGAACCAAACGTGTTGGCATCAAACTGACCGGAAGTTCCGACCTGTGAAGTCACCTCGGCCAGGTCGTAGCGGATACGCCCGTCTTTACCAACCTCACGATTCACGACGATGTGCGCGCTCTCAACCTTGTTGTCCTTGTTGACGCCGAGCACCAAACCTCCCACCTCAGCAGTGACATCCAGATCTCCTTCAGCGCCGGAATACATGACAGAGCGTCCCGAGTCCTTGCCGTGCTTCTTGCTGGCAGTCAGGAGCTTGGACTTGTCAGAGGACGAGAGCACGACAGAGGCGTCTGTGGCGACGGTTGCCACTGGGGCAGTGGTGGCGGTCTTGAGACCTCCTTTTGCAGCGGCGCGCTCACGACGTAGACGAGCAAACCTCTCCTCGATGGTCTCATTGGCTGGAGGAGCCTCTGCTGGAGGGGTTGCCTCCACGGCGGGCTCGGGCTCTGGAGCCGCCTCCACCTCTGGGGCAGAAGCGGGCTCCGACTCTTGTGTTACAGGTTCCGGCATTTGCCCTTCGGCTTGCCCTTGCCCTTCGATTTCGTCTTCATCGGGTTGTGGTGTTTGAGGTTCCGCTGCGGGCAATTCTTCTGCTGGAGCAGCCTCGGCTTCAGCCTCTTCGGCAAAAGCAACCTTGCCACCATTGGCAAATGATGATGCCCATGCGGCATCTCCTGGCTTCTGACCAACTTGAGCGCTACCCTTCATCACGACAAAGCCTTTCGGGGTTTTCGTGACGGTGATGACATCGGGACCGCTGCCTGACGTGACAACAGCACCATCAGGCAAGCCTTCAAGCTCGGCGACAATCTGGGGCCTTGCGGAATCAAACGCGCCTTGCTCGTTGCGGTCGAAAGCAGTGATGGTTCCTCCGTCCTCAATGATGGAGGGCTTGGCAGCAGGGGGCTCCGCCCCTGGAATGTCGTCGTCCGCAGCATCATCGGGCACGTCCTTCATGTCTGCCTGGAACAGCTCTGCAGCAATCGGACGATTGCGCTTCAGACTTGCCTCGGAGGCTGGTCCAATCTGACCAGTTGCGCGGTTGATTGCGCGCCCGGTCGAACGAGGGGCCAAAGCATTCTGGAAGAAGATGACGTCCTGTTCTGGGTTTCCAGGGTCCTGTGCCAAGCTCCAAACTCCGGTCTCTCCAGACGCGGAAGGAGCGTTAAACCAAATCTTGCCACTTTCCGGCGGGCCAAACACAGCCTCGGCGATGCTCTGGAAAGTCGAGTCTTTCGCCCCAAGCTGGATGGACTGGCCAGAAGAAGAGGGGAGAGCGACTGGAGCTGGAGTGAATACTGGAGCTGGAGTAGCCGCAGAAGGCACAATACCAGCGTTGATTACAGCGGTGGGCTGGACAGCCGCGGCGGTTCGCGCGAGACCATGTGCAGCAAGATCGCGCTCAAGACCAGGGAATGACTGGATAGACTTACTGATCACATCAATAGACCCGCCCAGCATGGCACCAATGCCAGCGGCCTCACGGGCACCATCCCAAGCGTCCGCGATGTTCATGCCTGGATCGAAGTTGACGAAGGCCTGTGCCCATTCGTCAGCGCCTTCTTCCAGGCCCTCCCCAACAATGCCCTTCAGGAGATCCTTGGTAAATTTATACACCACTTTGCCAGCAGCCATCTTGGCACCATCAGCACCAGTCTTGCCAGCCTGAAGGGCGATTGCCTTGATGAAGTCTTTCACCGTGACATCTGCCGCAGCCTTGCCAGCCATGGTGGATTCCACACCACCCAGGCCCATCATCATGAAGGCTCCGGTGATGAGGGACGTGGACACCCCAGCGCGCCGCGCCAAGGCCTCCGCCTCCTCGCGGGTCTTGCCTTGCGCGATGGCGTCAGAGTAAGTCAAACCCGCAGACTGCCCACCAGCAAGCAGCGTGGCCGATACAAGCCCGGTTGTTCTCGCGCCAGAGGCCGTTTTGGTGACAGCGCCACCAATACCGCCAGCGCCTCTTGTCAACAAAACATGCGTTAGTAGCGATGGGGCTTCATGGAGAATCACTTCAAAAACACGCCCAGCGCCTGAGCCTCGGGCCTCTTCGCCTTGACCAAGCGACGAAGTCTCCGACTGATCAGCCGCCCAATTGGACAGCGTGTCAGAATTGAACACACCTCCAAGGAGTCCACCGACAGTGGCATTGATCTTAGCGCCGCCAACCATAACGTCGCCAGCCGCCCTCGCGCCAGTGCCAGCCTTGTCAACCACCTGCTTCTTGAACTCACTGACAAACGCAGGGGTCCCGAATTCATCCAGTTTGCCGTACTTGATGGCCCAATCAATTGGATCCTCCATTGGAGTGCCTTTGGCCATAACCGCAAACTCCTCAAGCTTGCGCGCGGCAATCTCGATCTGCTGGTCCTTGAGTCTTGCGCGGAACTCAGCCTTGCGCTCGGGAGATGTTGGCATCGCCTCAATCATCGCCTCGGCCTTCTTGTCATCCAGCCAGTCGGCATTCTTCTGGTTGGCAATGATGTGTCCATCAGAGAGCGCGCGGCCCTGTTCTCCGGGCTCCATCTTACGGGTTAGGGCTACAAGGTCATTCCACGCGGTCTGGACCTGCTCTGGAGTAAGGTTTTGCTCTTGAGCAAACTGCTTGAGAGCCTCATTCGTCACCTGATTGTGAGAGAATCCGGGGCGGTCAGTGGTCCTGTAGCCAGAGGCCTGTGCAGCAAGCGTTGCGCCCGCCTTAATAGAGTCCAACATGCCGCCAGCGATGTCACCAATAGCATCAAAAAAGCCGCTATCATTCGGGTCATCGGCCTTGAGCTGCTGCATCTGAGGGGCATCCCAATTGCCATCTGGAGCAAGTCGAATACTCTTGTCTGCTGCGTAGTTGGAAGCGCTACCAAACGACTCCAACAGACCAGCCGCGGAGAGCTTGTCCTGAAGGGCCAGATAAGCTGGCTTCTGCATTCCATAGACAGGTGCCTCAGAGGCCTCGTCCACCGGAATACCCCACAACGAATCGGACGCGGGCGCGTCGTCCACTGGAATGCCCCAAGTGCTCTCGTTCATGGCTTTATGTATGGTTTGCCATCAGGGGCAATGAATCGAACACCAGACTTCAAAGCGCCAATGCGACTTCTAGCTTCCTCTTCGGAAAGCTGGGAGAAGTCATTGGGGTCTTTAGGTGTTCGCGGAGTTGGAGTCATTTGCTTGGCTTTGAATTCTTGAGCGACATTGACGAAATCGCGAGCAGCTTGTGCCGCTGCTTTCCGTTTGGCCGCGTGGTCCTCTTCGGTCTTTGCGGCCTCAAGAGACGCAGTGATGTCAGTAAGTTTAGTAATCGGAACACCAATAGCAAGATTGACTTGGGTGATCCAGTCCTCGGCAAACCCGATGGCCTGGTCTCCATTGTCCGGCACTTTAAGCTCACTGCCACTGCCCTTCACTGGCTCGTTGAATCCCTTGAACGCATCAACCACATCCTTGTAAGAATTCCCGAGATCCGCTGCAAAGGACAGAAGCTCGTCCCTAGCAGTAATGGATTTTGAGGCTTCTTCGGTATATCGCGAGTAGCGACGAATGTTCTCCACGATCACAGCCTTGGCGGTGGCGCGTTCTTCGTCAGGGAGAGCCGTATTGGCATATACGTCAATCGCCTGACCGAGGGCTGTCCGCTCTTCGAGAGTGAGCTCCTCGCGGGCCCACGTCGGATGAGCGAGCATTGCTGGTGCAGCCCGGCTGCCACTTAGGGCCGTCATGGTGGCCTTGACGTCCGTGATAGGGACACCACTACCCAATGCTTCCTGAATGCCCGCCTCAGCGTCGAGAGAGCCATCAAGACCAAAGGCTTTGATTTTTGCGAGGTTCTCATTGGTCTCGCGGAGGTCCTGTTCAGCCTTCACTTTTAAGGCCTGCTTCACGACCGCGTCAGCATCCAGACCGAGCAGCTTGGAATTGTAGTCCATCTGCATGAGCTTCTTGGTAGCGTCCGGGTTATCCCGCATCCATTCCATGCGGTCCTCGTCTCCCATCTTCGAGACAGTGTTGTGGATGTCTTGCGCCTCCCTGGCTAGATTGCGGCTGGCGATGTCGGCGTCCGATTCAAACATGGAGAGCGCCTTGCCACCCATGTCAACGAATTTGCTATTGGTCAGAATGGATGGATTGGCCTGGGTGTGTTGCGACATTGCCCACTTGAGACCCTTGTCCGGGTTCTTGGCGAGAAGATCGTTCACCTGCTGCATAGCGCTAATTGCCACAACATCGTCCTGAGAGTCCTGGGTGAACTTCCTGTCCAATTCTTGCCTCATGCTCTGAGCATTGGTAAGGTCGCGCTCTTGGTTGAGTTGGGCGGTTAGGTTGGCTCGAAACTTCAGATCGTCCTCAAGCCACTTGTATCCCGTGGCAGCATCAATGCCTGAAACGGTTGGCATGGGGTTGAGGATGTGACTAGTAATCCGCTCATCCACAGCTCGCTCGGGAGCGGTGAATTGACGTGACACTTCCTGAACGCGGGTGCCAGATGAGCGTGACTGGAATGGAGATGACATGGATTCAGTAGGAGTGTCCGGTAAAATACAACCCAAGAGACTTCAGAGTTTTATTCAAAAGGGAGTCGGGGTCAGCAAAGCTAACCGGAGGCTCCATTTCATTCCAGAGCTTATTATAGGCGTCGCGCTTAGTCTTGAGCTGCTGGTCTAGTTTTTCACGAGCAATGGCGGAGGAATCAGAAAGCTGACGATCAAGAGTGGTCGCAAAATGTTTTGGTGGGCGAGTCTGAATAAGGGATTGTGATGGTGCGGACTGGCTGGCCTGAGTGCCTTGGGGGTTAAGGCTCTGAATTAGAGGGCCGATAGTAGGAATCCCCCCGCTCAAAAACGATTTACCCAAAGCATCAGAAAGTGGAGGCGACTGAAATTGAGTTGACGCAAAACCGCTACTGGGTGCTGGAGCGGGAGTTGCCGATGCTTGATAGTCAGACATCAAGGAGCTCGCCTCTGAGAAAGCGCGAAGGCGATCAGCCAATGGCGTTGAACTTTCATTCTGCCCCCCGATAGCCTGTGGGGTAGAGCCTTGAGGGAGACTGGTTGGAGTGGATGCTTGGCCAGCAGCAAAAGACGGAACCGGAAGGCCCGGCTGAGGGCTTCTCAGAAGGGAACCGGGGGCCGGAGTGGTTGAGCCGCCAGTCGCCTGAGCCCATGTTGATGGCTGCGCTGGCGCTGCTGGAGCAGCGCTGCCTGCTGGAGCCGTAGTTGCATCACGACCCAAGTAGCGGTCAATGGCATCACGACCAACCCCGACGCCAGCACCTCGATCATAAGCACGCTGAAGAGCCCCCTCGTCCCCAGACTGAATGAGCGCGGAGCGATTGAGATCTTGCGCGAAAGTCTGCCTGTCTCGCAAAGATCCTTGGGTCACGGCTTGAGGTTGCTGAAACGAAAGAGAGTCGCGACGATTCTCGAATTGAGACATCAGGCGGTTTTCCACAGCACCAGCCTGCCGGATTCCGCCAGAGCTAAACCCGCCCTTATCCATTTCCTGAAGCACTTGGAATGCCCCCATGGAATTGCCTGAGCGAAGCGCGTCACGATAGGCCCTGCGACCCATGCGCTCCATGCGCTTGAAGTTTTGAACGCCTTCGCGAACCCCGCGTTGTTCCGACTCGGCTTGACGCTGCTCATTGAGGGTTTTGCCTAGGCGCGAAAATCCACTTGTGCCAAAAGCGCGGCCATTCATAGGACCTGCAAAATCGGAGTTGTCTTTGGTTGGGTCCATAATCAAGCGAAGTTGGTGCGGGAGCGTCTGCGAACAGGTTGAAATAGGAGGGGCTTAAACACCTCGTTGGCGAGACCCCTATATGCTTTTTCGTGCTCATTGCAAGTGTTGATAGCCAAGCTTCTGTATTCGAGGGATTTGGCCGCATCGTTGGCTTCCTCATAAACAATGGAGAGCATCATCTGCTTGATGGCTGGAGCCGAGGGGCACAACACGGCTGACCAGTCACTAGCGTAAGAGGTGATGGCTGCAAATCGGCAAAGGGCGTCCACCTCATTGATTGACGCGTCGCTCACCTTGTAGGTGCGAAAACGAGTGATGACATCGTCCGACTCATCAGAGGTTGATTGATCCTCAAGAGCGTCAGTCCATCCTTGGTCCACAAGACGAGCGGAGCAGCCCTCAATGCTGATTTCTCCAGGTCCACCCTCAAGGTATTCAGTTTCCTGCCAAACAATGCCTTGAGGCATTCCACCAACTCGGCAGCCAACAATCGACTCGTATTCCTCTGGGAGCACAATGAGGCCATCATCACTTGGAGAGAAGGAGTCGGGCTTTCGAGTCCAGTGCCAACGCCCTGAAGCGAGAAGGCGCTCGTCAGCCTCAAGGAGAAGGCGCTCAAACTCCGCATCGTCGCCCGGAGCCACCAAGTCCTGGTAGCGCTGCTTCAGGGAGTGAACGGTGAGAGGCATGGCTTATAGAGGAGTGTTTTCACGCGAAGCGCAAGTCCCATCTTTTGTTGACGCAACAGACCAACCAAATCCTCGCTGTGTGTGCTGGCCCTCACGCTTCTCCTTGTCCTCGCTCCACAAGCGACCGGGTGCCTCGCGGAGGATGGAGGCTGCCATTTCCGAGCCCCAGCAAGACTCGATTCCAGCCGTGAGGGAGTTGGTATCGTGCATGGCGATGACTGGGGTTTTCAGAGCAAGGGCCGTCGCCAAATCAGCAAGGGCGGGCCAGCGATGATCGCCGTCAATGAAGACCAAATCAGCCTCGATGCGGGCCTCCCAGTAGGGCTTGAGGTGAACGGTGATTCGGTCTTTGGCTTTGCATGCGTCAATGCGGGCTTGGAGCGCTGGGGTGATGTGAAGCTCAATGATGTGAAACTGCTCGATAAAGCCAGAATCAAGAGCATCCAGAAAAGCCTGAGTGCTCACTCCGTCATGTGATCCAATTTCAACAGCGACCTTTGGTGAATGCTCCTCGATTAGAGCCTGAAGCATGAGGACGTGGCCTTCATCCATGTGCATAGGCCATTGGCTTCTGGCTGTCCTTTTCGCTGTTTGCCTTGGCTTGATCGAAATCAAATTGCGTTTCATGTTGGAGGGCGTTCTGACGAGCATTTTCGGATGAGGCGCTGAAGGAAGTCGGCGTTTGTCCAAATCGGCGAACCTGGAAGCTTTCTCTTTCCCGTAAACATGGAACATCCATGCAGGTTTGAACTCTTTCGGAAACGAGTGCCATTTCCTGTCCAAATCCCAAATCTTCAAACCATCTCTCTCAGCAAGCATCAGCCACCAGTTGAAGTGATTTTGCTCCATGATGCCCTCGATGTAAGGCTCCTCAATCACGCGAAGAAGTCGCTTCGCCGCATCCCTGTCCACCACCCAAATCCCAGCATTGCGGTAGTTGCCGCCATTGTCAGGCTCTTCGCCGAAGTGCTCAATGCACCAAGGAATCCAGTAGGGGTTATTCACTCGTCTGGCATGGCACCTTGCGTGCATTCCGGGCCCAAAGTGGGGAAAGGGGGCTTCCGGGTGAACGAGGACATCCGCATCCACATACATCATCTGATCGGAGTCTCCACGAATGAACGCCCTGAGCATGTCCACCTCGCAAAACTTCACGTCCGGGTATCCCTTCTCAAGGGCTGTTTCATCGGTCCAAATATGCCTCTCCAAGCCGTGGCGTTTACACCACGCATCAAGAGTTTTGGAGCACCTCTCCATCCAAAACGGGTTGCCGAAGCGAATGGTGTGAACCTCCACCTTCATTTTTCCCAAGGGGCTTTCGTTGACAAAAGACGCCTCAGCTCGTCCTGCGTTCTCGGGTCCGGACCTCCAGATTTGTGGTTGAGGTAGCGATGATTCCCCGGAACCGGGAGCCGATTGGTTTTGTGAGGATCGCATGGTTCGTGAGGCGTTCTGTGATGATTGTGGTAAATGTTGACCCAGCTTCCCTTAAAAGCCAAGTAGAACTCGCGCATCACCTCAATGGACTTCTCTCTCTCGAAAAGATAGGGGGTGTGCGTTGCGAAGCGCCAGATGGGGCTGTGGCCTCGCTTCTTGAGTTCCGCGCACGCATCTCCCATTGCCTGCCTCCAGCCGTTCTGAGACGATCTGAGGGCATCTTCCTGATCGTCGAGAGTCCCCTCGGTGAGGGCGATGCGGAGGTCGTCCCAGCCAGTAGGCCTGAGGAAGTAAATGTCATCGTTGGTCCAGCAAACCTCATCGGCGATTTGGAGACCAATTTGGTTTGCCGCCCACAAGCCCGCAGCTCTCGATTGCTGGTATTCGGGAATGAGGATGAATTGAACGCGCTCTCCCGACTTCAGCCACGCTGGGGCTCGATTGCCGATGATGTAAATGGGGGACTCCTTGTCCTTGAAGAAACGATGGATGGAGCGCAGGGAATACTTCAGCTCGTCCCAGGCCTCATTCACGGCAAGCCATGGGCACACGATGGCCCTTTCGTGACGAGGCTCGTAGATGGTGAAGGGCTTGGGCTTCTGGGTGACGTAGGGCTTGGGCGTGCTCCTTCGCTGGCTCGCGGTAGGGAATGCCGAGGGGCGAACTAAATTTGGATGGTTTCTTTGGGTTGCTTTCATGTCTCGTGGTTGGCCGCATCCGGCGCATGATTTGACTAGCTGGGCTCCTTGGTAAACTGGCCCATCCTCTCCGCCTTTCAGCTTCCAGCGCATCAAGGCTGGTCTGCTGCTGATTTGCGGAGAAGAAAACGGGTCATCCTGATGATTGGTCTGATTCAACATAAATTCCAAAATTGGGGTAAATTTGAAACTTCTCTCCGAGCGCAGACCTATAGCATAGCACCCTGACATTTCGCACTTCCGTGACGCCGTCCATTCCCTCGGGAACACGAACAACGGGAGACCATGGACTGCATCTTTCATCCGACGAGCTTTCTGATAAACTTAATGAAAAGCTATCCGATCCAGAAGATTCGCTTGGATGCGTTGGAGGCCCGGTCCACTCCCATGATTTTGGAGTAATTTGGGGCTCTGGAGGAGTGGAGTCTTGAGAGTCGTCCCACCCATCTGGAAAAGAAACCTCGTCCCACTCGATTCGGTAGTAGCTCCCATAATGGTCATCGGGAACGCACCACCCATACCTAATGTCCTGACCCACAATTAAACCAGACCAATCATCAACAGATTCAGAAAACCTAGCCATGCAAAACCCCTCATACTCGCACGGATTACTTCCGCCTGAATCGCTCACGCCATCCCAATTCATCTGGTTTCTCGCCCACTCAAGCCCGAGGGCCAATTGCTCAATTGGGGAAACGGCTTCACCAAACTCTGTCTCAATTTCGGTCGATGAGCTTCGAGGTCTTACGGGAGAGCCAAAAAATTCCTGAACAAATGGATTTGGCTCTTCCTCCGTGCTTTCAGAGGGTTCTGAAAATGGCTCACCATCAACAAATGAAACATCGTAAAGGGTGGAGCTGATGGTTGTCTTGGTGGTGCAGGGAGGCCAAAACTCAACTGGCTCATTCGGCTCTGCTGGCTCTTCTGGTTCGTTTGGTGGATTGTAGTCGGGCTCATCGCCAACCATGCCGCCGTCCACCCAATCATCATAAGCCTCCTGATACCCCTCATCGTAACTAGCTAAATCAATAACCCACTGAGCATGATCGCTTTCCCAATCACTATGATCCAACTCCCACTGAGCGAATTCGTCCTCCCATTCAGCATACGCTGGATTAAGGTCTCCTCCAACATCCTCATAGGTGAATTCCCGAGTTAGGGTGGTGACAATCTTCCGTTCTTGAGGAGATCCGTAAACGTAACCAACCCTTTCTTCCTCAGAGAAGCTTCCCGCAACCTCGCATCTTGTTGACTCCTCAGAAGTTGAAGAAGCTCCGCACTGAATTACAGAAGCGCTCCAGCCCTGACTCCACTCCTCCACAACTTCACGCAAAAGAGTCCCGGAGACAATTTCACGCTCATAGGGATAATCCTCAAGAATGACAGTCCCGCCATCTGTCTTGGCGTAAACATTAGTGGTGAGGTTTGCGCCTGAATAGGATGTTCCAGTCCTCTGGCTAAGATGAAGGCTGAATTCAGGACTTAAATCTGAGCTGCTATCAGAGCTTAAAAGTGTTTGCTTGTATCCAGCGGTTACGACTGCAAATCCAATTGACTGGCAAACCTGAATAGGCCCTGGACACTCCGGCATCGCGCAGCATCCACACTGCTCCAGTCGCTCATTCCAGTCATGTAAAAACTCAATCACGAACGGGTGATGTTATAGCTGCTTGGGCAAAAGCCAATTTGAATGTTACCCACTCTTGCGGGGGCAAACCCGGTTGAGGTGAAGGTTCCGAGTGAAATGTAGGCGTTCTTTTCTGTTGAAGAAGCAGCGGTTGGAAGTGTGTTTTCTGGGATTGAGCCGGAGTCGAGAATGGCATCAGCAAGATCGGTGAGATTGAAGCCGGGCATCAAGACATCATCCTCAACCACTCCATTTCCGGTGCATTGAAGAACAAGGTGGTCTCCAGGATCACCTTCTGGGCCAGTGCTGCCATCAACAACCTTCACCGCATCCCACGCGATGGTGTTGTCTCCCGCCGTTACAGTGCCACCCTGAAGGTAGATGTCGCCACCATCAGCAATGAGGCCATAAAACGCTCCAAACTCCACCGTGGCGGCACCGTTTGTTCCGCGCGGATTACGAATCTCAATGGTCTTTTGGGGCTCTTCAACTCCAGGGCCATAAGATGGTGCTGCGTAGCCATAGGAGCGGGGCTCAGGCATTCCCAGTGGTGGCTTGGAGAACGACTGAACGAGCTGATCTAGGGAGATGGGGGCGGGATTATTCATGCACCTGTAACCCAATTAATTTGAGCTGGTGGAACTGGCCTAGTCACCACTTTCCGGGTTCGAAGGAATCCTCCACGAAAAGGCTGTTGGTCATCAAAGGCCGTGATGGTTGCTGGCCATGTAGTGAAATTAGTGGCTGAAAAGTGACGAGCCGATCCAGCGTTCTCTGCATACACCGCGTCAGTATTACCGATATCACATCGAACAGCAATGGCCCCATGAAGACACTCAGGGATGTTCAGCGTGAAGAATGGGGAAGCGTAGTAGATGCGCGTAGGCTGCATTTGCTCCACAACGGGGATAGAGAAGGGTGTGATGCTCCATGTAGTGGTGGTGGTGGTGAGACAGGGGCCGTTGTAGCCCTCTGGTGAGAACCTGATGGCGGGGAAGTAGTCGAAGCTTCCATCTAGCCGCTCCCAGTTGAGCAGCTCATAGGTGTCGAGAACTGGGGGCCAGTAGTAGTTGTCGTTGCTGGTGTAGGAGTGAATGGTTAAGAGGCCATCCACCATCACCCCTCCAATTACTTGAGCGGTTTCAATGATGAACCACTGCTCAGAGAGTTGCTTTCCGCTGCGCTGCGTCCCATCTGATTGGAGCCCCCAATAGGCATTAGTCGGGGCGGCGAAAAGAGCGGTGGCGGTAGTGCTACCAGTAACTACCTCTGTGGCGTAGTAGAGATTGGTCCACGAAAAAAGCGACTGACCATTCAGCGGGTCCACGCCAATTTCCCTGATGCTCGTTCGTTTGATGTAGGTGCGGACATCAAGAACGTAGAGGGAGTTGATTTCCTTTTCTGGCGTCTCTCCCTGTCTGCGCTCAGACAAGACGTAATCAGACACCACGGAGGGATCGCCAGAGCCAGTCCCGAACAGTTCCGCTGGGATGTTTGGCATGGAAGTTCCCATAACGGGAACATCCGGGTCCCACTCATCACGGGGGATGATGTAAACGCGCTGAACGGCTTTGAACTTCACGCCTCCAATGTCTGCATCCGAGAAGGCGAAGTTGTAGAGGTCTTGATTCTCACGGTCAGCCGCAAACCACCACATTTGCTTCCCGTCCTCTTTGCGCGTTTGAATGAAGACGAGCTTGTGATTGGGCCATTTGACGACGTTCTCGTGAGGCTGCCCGTATGGGGGCCATTTGTTCTTCGGGAGAACATTATCCCTCACTTCATAGAACAGCACATCCGTCGCGATGGGCGTCGGATATGCCTGAACCTGAAACCTTTCGTGAGCGAGGGCCATTGGGCTTATGCGGTGGCAACGCGAAGCTTTTTGAGGGTGGTATCCCAGAAAAAGTCACCAGAAGCAAGGGCGGCATTTGCAGCGGTAAGATCGACGTATGAAGGAACAGACGCAAGCGTTCCGCTGAAGTCCGGCAGATTGAAAGCCCTGTTGGCAGTGAGGGTCGAAGCCTGAATAGCCCATGAATACGTAGAATGAAATTCTAGAATCGCCGTCGAGCGAGGATCACCAACATCGGGATTCCAAAAAAACTCCACCAAGGAATCTCCAGATCGCATTTCGGTACCACCGTCTACCCCTGGCATCCAAAAAGACTCAGCTCGTAGAGCGCCATAGTCATCTCGTAGTGCCAGGCTTTCTGCGGTATTGTCACTCGTCGCGGTGTCGAGCAATACCTTGTCTGCGGCGGACATCACACCCGCCGTCTCGTCCGTCGCGGCAGGGATCTCCACCCCATCTCCGGAGTCGTTATCAATGATCACCACCTCTGGCTCGCCCGCGCCGAGGCTGAGGTTGACCACTCCGCCACCAAGAGGAGATACAGAGCCGTCAGCCTCGCGCACAGCAAGCTGTCCGGTGGCGGGGTTGTAAACCAAATCGACATAGCCCTGAGGCGGATTGCGGCGCTGCGTGTTCTTTTTGATGCGGAGGAAGGAGAAGATGCTCATTGGGGTGGTGGTTGCGTTGACAAAAGTGTGACCGATTTTTCAGGGAGGTCAACCCTTCATGCGAGCGTGCATCGAGCCGACGAGGGACAAGCCCTCCCAGATGGAGACATTCATGTGCAGGAATTCTCCAGAGCGAGAGACAAACTGGACTGCATAGCCATGACTCCATCCGGTTGGGTCGGAATGCCGCCAAAGCGGCTGTCGTTGACAGAGGCATCCGGGATTCCATGCTTTCACCAAGCCGACGCCAGGCATCACCATGGAAGCGGAGTCCTCGCGGTGAGTGTGGGCATACACCACATTACCCGCAGTTCGGCCCACGGCTGAGGACGCAGCGTTCTTGCCGGACCCAAGCTCGTGAACGAAAAACACCTTCCCCAGCTTAATCCAGCCAGGAGGCAGGCCGGGAATTGTTTCTTCGGACCTACGATAGAAATTGATGCCTCGCTCCTTCAGGCGGAGCAGTTTGTCAGGAGCGAGCATCTGGCGCAAAAACTCAGCATCCCTGCTGTGACGCATAGTTTGATCCACAATCCACCGCTCGACCCGATCTTCATGATTGCCCTCAAGGTAGTGGATGACGGCTCTGGGAGCGGCCTTCACCACCTCATCAAGAAACCAGTTCCCAGCAGCGATGTCATCCTGCCATGAGTAGGCAGTTTGAGCCACGTATCCGAGCGTGTGATGGGCTGCGAGAAAGCCGCCGCATTCCACAATGTCGCCAAGTAGGACAATTTCATCAGGGTCCCACTTCTTAAGGTCGGCAAGGAAGGCATCCACTGCTGGCTTGTCCATCATGCTTCCATGGACATCGGCGCAGATGACGCGAACGAGGTCTTCCCGATTGCAACTTGCGGGCTGAGGGGATGGGGGGATCGGGAACTTGGCGTTGCCCAGCGCCTCAAACTCCTGAAGGAGGTCATCCCTGTCCTTCGTTACAGCGGCTAGTTCCCGCTTTGTTTTCGCGAGGAGGGCTCGGGCCTTCGTCACTTCCGAAATGGCTTCATCAGAGCTGACGCGCTTTCCGGTCAAATCGTGTCCTGTGTTTGGTGCGCTCATAGGGAGTAGGATTGGGCTGTTTCAGGGCTAAGGACGAGGGCTTGCCACTCATCTTCACTCACTTCGACAAATTTCAAACACCCCATGTCTCGGGCGTGCTTCCGAATGGTTTCTTCGCTCATTCCCCAGTTCTTGGAAAGTTCGGCAAGTGTGAAGCCTCGATCTTTAGGGAGGCGCTTAATGAACTTGGCCGCGCTCTCAACGGGCCGTCGTGAAAGCACGTTCCTGCCTCTGAGGGCGATTCCTGGGCTGTAAACAGGGTCTGGCGAGGCGTTTGTAGCGTGGATGGGGATTGGCTGCATTTTCAACCTCACTGCGGCCACGAGGGCGGCAGAGGCCCCCTTGTAGTTCTTGGCGATGGAGGAGTTGTTTTTGCCCGGATTTCGAGCAATGGTGGAGGCGATGCGTTTTTCTAGGTCGTTCATAATTATGCTTCGTTCGTGGAGAGTTTGCCAGTTGAGGCAATGCGATAGGGCTTCGCCCCGGCAGGGGTGGTGATGTATGGTGGTCGGCGAGCGGCAATGAGGCGATCCTTAGCAATGCGGGCAATGCTGACTCGGTTTCCCTGATTGCCACCAAATACGTGGTAGGCCGTGGAATCCTCGCCGACGTAAAAGCCAACATGGCCTCCTGAGCCTCGAGAAAAAACAAGCGCATCACCCAAAGCGGGCTTGGTGGTTTTCACTCCATATTTAGCCCAGTTGCGAGCCCAGAGAGGGGACTTCACCACTTCCTCAATTTTCTTGAGGCGGCGGAAACAAACGACGGCAGCAAACAGTCCACACCATGCAATGTCGTCATCAGAGAACCCGGAGACGATTGGCTTGCCTGCTGGAGAAGCGCCGTTCAGCTCGTCTCGCCAGCCGATGATAGTTCGGTTGGAGCCCTTCCCGACAATCTCCTGAATGCCGTGAAGCTCGATGCACAGCTTGATGGTGTTGGGGAGTTCCTTGACGGAATGAAGCCACTGATAGGCTTTGGGAAGTGGAGTGGTCATGATTTTGGAAGGCGGTCACGCATGAGTTGCGTCTGCTCGGCCAGCGAGTGTTCCATATTCTGAAGAGTGGTAAGCATCGCCTGTCGAAGCTCAGCAGCTTCTTTAACCTCACTTTCGCGCTGATGCAAGAGGTCATCGCGATCTGCAATGCGAGCATCGGTGGTGATTTTGTAAAGAGCAAAGATTTTCACTCCTCCCCAGATGGCAAGGCCCGCGACGACGATTGGCAATCCAAACTCCCGAAGCAAATCAGGAATGGCATCAGTGAGCGCTAAAAGCTTATCGGAAGCCCATAGAGTTGCGCTGGTTCCAAGAGCCATGAGGGCCTTGCTCATTTCTGCTGCGTCGTGTGTCATAATGGTGTGGCCTGAATGGCTTTCGGTGGAAACGCCCAGGTGGTGAGTTCCTCGCGGATGAGGTCCACCCACCGGGGGGCGTGGTCGATGAGGGTGTGGCGGAGGGGGATGATGAGGGGGTCCGCAACGTGGGTGCTGGTGGGATCCTCGGGGATGAGGTCGTGGCCGCGTGGGAGGTCGATCTTTTGGCGGACCCATGCGACGCGGCGGATGCAGCGCGGGACGGTGATTTTCCCGTTGGGGAGCATGGCGCGGAAGGCGAGGGGCTGGAGGCAGTTCCAGCGCGGGAGGAAGGTGTGGCGGTAGACGGGATCGCAAGCCAGCCAGAGGTCGGTGGAGATGCCGAGGGTGTAGGCGAATTTGGCGAAGGCGACGGCGGCGGCTTGGCCGTGGGAGTAGGAGACGAGGGCGACGTTGCGAATGCCCTGCCTTGAGAGCTGGTGGGCGAGGGCTTTCACGTCGGATGTCCAGTCCCGTGGGTGATAGGTGGTGATTTCTGAACTGGCGAACTGGCGGATGACGGAGAAAAACGCATCCTCCGTCCCCGTGCGTGCGTGCTCGGACTCGCGAAAACCTTGGAATGTGAGGATGGCTCTCATGATTCGGGGATTATATCTTCGGGCGAAATATCAACCCTCTCGCCCATGCCTCCGAGAGCGGCAATGAGTTGTGAGAACTCGGGAAAATCCTTTGGGGTCATTGGCGGATCACCGCGTAGCGGGGTGTCGAACATTGTGTCGTCTCCCGGCACAAAGCATTTCCCGGCGTGCTCACCACGTAGAATTGGGAAGCTGCCTGGAATCCAATAAACGGGAAGCCCACGCGACGTTTGGGCGTCTGCAACGGCGGCGTTGACCGTCTGTGCTTGTTCTGGAGTGACGATGAATCCGATCATGGTAGTGTAAGTCCGGTTGCCCCCTCCCAGAGGTTCTTGAGGGCGAGTGAATATGCGCTGTCTTGCGCGTCCGTAAGTTCAAGACCGATGCTGAATGCGCCGATCTCTTCTCCGCAGAAACCAGTTACACTTCCCGAGACATTGTTGGCTAGAAACGCGACATTGACGTTGTTTGGTTGCGCCAGAATTGTTGTTGTCGAAGTGCCAAGCGTAGTGACTCCGCTGGTTTTGCGTCTTTTAAGAAAACGCGCCGATTCCGCACCGCTAAAAGTAAAGATGCCAAGTCTGTCTCCATGAGCCACGGTTCCAGTTGCCCTGCCTTGCGACGGACTAGCTAAATCTGCATGGTATGCAGTCCCAGATATAAACATCCGGTTGACGTTGCTGCCTGATTGAGACCCAAACAAATAGGAGTTGGGTTTTATTGACGATGTTTTGTAAAGCCCTGCAAAGTGGTAGCTGCTTAGAGATAGCCCCAAAGTCGTAATCCCGACGTTGGTGTCCATGTAACCATTGGATGTCGGACTTTTTACAAATCCAGCACCATGAGTCACCTGACCGACAAACGTGCCGCTTGTCAGGGATTTCATACAGATGGCGTTGGGTGCAGCAACTCCCCAGATTGGCAGATATACGCGCTTCAACGAGGGATACCAGCCGTCAGATTTCCCAGTCTTGTAGAAGGTGTTGATAACCGACGCCTGCGCCCCGCTAACCACCCCGCCAGCATCCACTACGGCGTCGATGTAGGCGGCGGCGTCTGGGTCCAATACTCCAAACACCCCCGACATGGATCGGGCATGAAGTCCTAGTTCAAGAGCTAAGGCGAGTGACATAATGTATTGGATCCAAGAGTTGGCAAAACCGTCAGACGCTTGCACGGCGGAACGACGGGTAATAGCGCATCAGGCAATGACCTCCGGTGTTGAGTTTTCGACAGGAGCGACGTAAAGCACCGTACCATCCCCCTGCAGTTGGAAAACCTCCATGTTCGCCTCCGGCACGCCCAGATCCGGCTTCACCGTCGCCAGCGCACCACGGAACGCCACAAACGCCGTCAAAGCCTGCATTGCATTCGTCCCGAACCGATCCATGACCGCCTGCTCATGCCCCGGCGTATTCGCCAACGCATGCAATCGCCGCAACTGCGCATCCGTGTAGGAGGTCAGTTGCGAAATAATTTCCTGCATCTCATTCGATGCAGCCTCCGACGGCGTGATGTGAATTAGGCTCATAAAGATAAAACTAGGGTCGATAGTGTGCAATCACCGTCAATGCCTGCAAGATCCCAACGTCCCCCGCGTTGATGCTGGAGTGAGTCACCTCAAAGGTCTGATCTATCGCCGTATTGATGGCTGCATTGACTGTAAGCGCGGTGTCATCGCCTGACGGATCACTGTTATTGGTCGAATCCCAATAATACCTGGCATCGGTGACTTGGTGGTTGGTGAGTTGTTTTGTTGTCCCCTCATCTCCTCGATTCATTAACACAACCATGCCTCCAATGATTAAGTTCTGTGATGCGATTGACCCAAGCTGTTTGAAGGTCTGGCCGCCTAACCTGAACCGCGTGATTCTTGTGCCCACGTCGGCGGTATTTTTCAATGTGAAGGAAAAGCGCATTTCTAACCAACCATTCGGTCCCAGCGTGCCGCCGGGGACCGTAAATGACGCTAGGACCTCGTTAGCAACTGCTGGCGAGTGCGCGACCTTAACCGCGCTCGAAAAGATAACACGCGGCACATGCCTCTTCAGAACACTCCAAACAATCATCTCTTCCTCCGTCGCCGGAGTTGCATTCTGCCCCGTCGAACGCTGCACCCCAGTCCACGTCTTATTTCCTGAAACTGTAATGTTTCCATCAAAACCTATCGCTGAGCGCATTTCCGCATCCGTCAATGCAGCGAGCAGCTCGGAAACTGAGGTAGATGCGGTTAATTTTGACATGAGGAATTGAATTAAGAGTTGGCAAAACTATCAGGGACTTGAACGGCGAGACCATCGGCGTGATAGAGTTGGCGGCCATCCGCATGGAAAACGAAGACATATCCCAGATCCGGCAACAGAATAGAGGTGCCAGCCCACGGAAGGCGTGATGCCAAACTCAAATCAAGGGCTAAGGCAAGTGGTTGCATGAAAGAGATTAGAAAAGAGCCACAATGCCCTCAGCGTCGGTATCCTCAGAGAGGATGGCCTGACCGCCATAAGGGTAGGGAGAGCCTGCGGCAAAAAGGGCTAGAACAGCCGTCCCACCATCAAGGCCCACGATGTTCACATTGCCATCCTCAAGGACCGCCAGCCCGCGAAAAGGGCGAGAGGGGCGATAGTCCTCAGCAGACACATCAACCTCCTTGTAGATGACGACGCAGTTTGCCCCGGCCTTAATGGCTTGAGCGTTGATTGTTGCAAAAAATTCGGAGCGTTCTTCTGGCATGGCCGTGTTTTGTTGACGAAAGAGAAAAGGAAAAGGCCCCCTTGCTCAGGGGTTCTGGCAAAGGGGCCTTTCGTTGGGGGTTAGTCAGCTCAGACCGATTCGGTTGGGCAGATGATGGGTTGGATGTCAGTGCAAACCTTGTGGCGCAAGGTATACATGACATGGGGGTTGATTGGCTCAACGCCTGCGGTCATGACACCACGGAAGAATCCGAGCTTGCCATCGGGGTTGTAGGCAGGGGAGGTGGCGTCAAGGTTGACACTGTTCTTCCACTGGATGTCACCCAGATACATTTGCGGATCAAACTTCGCACGGGATACGGAATTGATGGAGGCTGGAACGCGGAGCTGGTAGGCATCCTTCACGTAAATGTAGGAGTCCTGGAACTCGGCGGTGAGCCAGTCGGGGTTGACCTCTTTGCGGTAGGAGCCGTCGTCCTGGGGAATGAGGTAGTAGGGCTCAACGTATTCCCACGCATCGGTGAAATCAGATGCAGAAGCGTCACTGAGCGAGTCAGAAGCAAGTTCCGCATTGAAGTTGTAGCGATTTGGCATGTCATCCAGCATGTGGATGAAGCCCGCGTAGGTGTGACTGATGCCAAGCGCCTCAAGGTTTCGGTCAGCGGCAGCATACCGGAAGTCTTCACGAACCTCTGGCTCACGGGTGAGCGAGCGGGAAGTGAGGGAGTCGGTGATGAGGCCGTAAACGGGGGCTCCATTCTGGATGGAGAGCGCGTGACGACGACCCTGTTCCAAGTTCAGCTTGTGATGGAAAAAATCCATGTGGCTGTTGGTCAGGCGGCTCGTGGCTGGGCTCTGAGGGAACACCAGGCCATCGGTTTCGTCCGTGTAGGACTGAAGCGAGCCGTCGATGATGTATTTCTTGGACCAGCGGGTGAAACCGTCGCGGTTCCAGTTGATCCAGTAGAGGCGAACCATGTCGCCAAGACCCCACTCGATGTTCCGCATCTGAACCTCGCGCTTCGCCGTGAGGAGAAGGTCGGTAACGCAGAAGCGCGGCGACTGAATGGAGGTTTGGTAGAGCGCGGTCCGACGCAGGGTTTGGCTAAAGTTGATGGTGGAGACGGGAGGGATACAAGAACCTCCAGCATCGCCATCAGATTGGCCGTTGTTGAAAGAGACCAAGCCCCAAGTTGGGCGGCCTTCACTGCCAGCCGCGTTAGCGGAGGGATCGGCAACGTATGGGCGTTCCCACATGATGTTGTCGAAGGTTTCACCGATGCCGTCAGGCCATGCCACTTTGCGGGGCTGGCTGATCCAAGGGGACGAATGTTGCTCACGACGGTAGATGTCGTAAACGATGCGGCCACCTTCCGTGACCATGAATTGATTGATGTCGTTTGCCATAAAAAGGGTGCTCCTGTGGAGCGGTTCAGGTGGAAGAGCCACTTGCGTAGTGCGTGCGGCAGATGCTTTAGAACGGCTTGAAGCTCCGAGCTGGCTAACGGCTGTCTGTTTCAGCACCCACAGCCATCGCGGGGTGCAAGGCCAATCAATGGGGTTTTCCACCACCTTGCAAGTTTTTTCGCAAAAAAAAGAGCAGGGGTCGCTAGGCCCCCGCCCTTACAAATCATCAGGTGTCTCTCGCTCTGGTGTTCTGTGGAGCAAAGATGACACGTAACAAAGCGATTGTCAACAAGTTATGAATCGACCAGTTTATGCTGGTGGGGTGAATGTGAATTCCATGCCCCTCATGCGATCGGCGAGGCCCTCGAACTCATTGCCTCCAGTGGGTGTTGGGGCTGGTTGACCGCTGATTGGGGCGGGTGCTTGTCTGGTGCCTTTCAGAATGGCCAACTCCTTGCGAAGCGCGGCAATGGCCTTACGAGCCTCTGGGAGGGCCGTAGCGGTGAATGCAAGATAGCCGATGTCGTCAGGCCCAAGCGTATTCAGATCAACGACAGAGGCCCCATTCATCGCTGCAATGGCAACGTCGGTGAGCTGGCCGGATGAGTCGGTGAAGCCCGGAACCGTTTTGGCATACTTGGTGAAGGACGACTCGACGGACGCCTTGAACAATTGCACTTTCTGCTCCGCTTCCTGACGCAGAGCTGTTTCACGAGCTAGACGGGCTTTCTCGGCGTTTGTTCCTGAAGAGGCTAGCAGAGCAGCGCCCTTGGCCTCGGCGGCCTTGTAGTCGTCGCAGAAGCGCTCAATGCGGCCTGCCGTCCGGGAGCCCAACTTCTGGTGGAGCTGCTCAAGCATTTGGTCCTGCTTGATGATGTCAGTTTCGGTAATGACGGCAAAGATGGAGCTGGGATCAATCTTGGAGGTTTCGGCAATTTGCCCAACCAGCTTCTCGATGGCCTTGATAGGCTCTCTGACTTGAGCGATGAACTCGTCCGACTCCTTCACCTCCACCTCGTTGTTAACCTGAAGCAGCTCCTTGTTGCGTTGACGCAACGCCTCGGCCTCGCCGCGAAGACGCTCAGCCTCTGCGGCCTGCTGCCTGAGGGTTTGCACCTCTGGAATTGAGTCGATGTCAGCAATGGGCTTCTGCTCCTTGAGAACCTTCAGTTCAGCACGGAGGCGCTTGTATTCGTCGCCGGGATGGCCCTTGGCGGTGATGGCTGCAACGATGGCATCTGTCTGAGCATCGAAGTCGAGGTTGGGCGTAGCCGCTGGAGTTTGCTTCACTCCAAAGGTTGGAAGATCATCATCTTCTTCATCAGCGTCAGGGATTGGCGCAACTGCTGGAGTCGATGGTTCTACCGGGGTTGCTGGCTCAGCAGACTCCACGGGAGCAGTGATGGATACGGGCGCTGGTTCATCCTCCACAGGCAAACTGCCCGGAGGAGTGAAGGTGAAGTCCTTGCCAGCCATGCGGGAGGAGAGGCTTTCTCCGGCATAGTCGGAATCTCCAGCGGCTTCGTTGCGAAGGAATAGTGGGAATGCGTGTCGTTTCATGGATGCGTATTATTGTTGTGAGTTGAGAGAACGTGGTTTAAGCGGCGTATTAGCCGGAGCGCTCTTCGCGATGACGGCAAGAACCCGGAACGCGTTTCTAGCCCCTTTTTCAAGAGCCATCTTGATTCCCGCTTCTGGGGCATCCAGACCCTCTACAGAGCCATCGGTCATGCGTAGCACTTCCTCTTTGGCTGCCTTGAAAATAGGTGAGTCTAGGAGCTGCTGGAGTTCCTGTTGTTGAGCTTGGCTAAGTGACATAATTATCGTCCTGATTGAGCCCTGGCCAAGATTTCCTTGCGCCGGATGTCGGCTGCTGCTTGGGCGTCCATAGTGAGGATGCGGGCTGTTGATTCTTCGTGCATGATGGCTTGCTTGGCTTGGCTCAGTTGCTGCATCATTTGGATTTTGGCCTGTGCCTCAGCAAAGATTTTCGCCATCTTCAGGTCGTTGTCCTGCTGTGCGGCTGAAGCCTTCTGCTGCTCGGGGGTGGGAGCTGCGCCTTCAGCGGGCACCGCATTGCCATTCGGATCGAGGCCCTGGCTCTGATCCCCCTGCTCACGCAGCTTGTTGATGTGACGGAGCCCGTTGTCGATGATTTCTCCGGCCTGCTGGATTTGCTGGCGGAAGGAATTGAGTTCCTGGATGCGAGACTCGTGGACGGTGGTTTGCTCAAGCGTATCGACGCAGTGGCGATAGAGCGGGATGTTTCGGATGGTCCATTCCGCGATGTCCACTTGACCTTCATTGACTTGCTCGATGCCAGCCACAAGCTCCTCGATGTGCTCAGCGAGGTGGACCATTTTATTCTCTCCGTCAACCGGGTCGATGATGGAGCCTTCGAGAAGATCATTGTTTTCGAGCTGAGCAAAGGAAACATCAACGTGGCCCCGACGTTCTCCGGGCTTGCCGAAGTAGCGATCTGCCGCGTTCTGGTCCTTGATTTCGGCAGCAAAGTCGTAGTTGAAATACTCCTTCCCGCGAGGGTCCATTTCCGCATAGAGCTGCCCAAGCTGCTGGAAGGCAATGAGACGGGAGCCCTTTGACCCTGCACCAGAAAGGCGCATGGCCGTAGTGGCCTCCAGATCAATCTTTCCAAGAACATCACGGGGGACGCCACGGGCAATGCAAGCCTCCTTCATCCGCCTAACCATCTTGGCGAGGGCGAGGTCGGTTTGTGACTCATTGAACGAACGGCGAAGCAGCTCACGGATGTATTTGTCGTAGGGGGCGTAGAACAAGCTCACCGCAAATCCCTGCATCTTGTTGCTGAATTCCAGCTCAGCCGTCACCTGCATCTCATTCCGACGCGCTGTGGGATTGTTGACGATGGAAGAAGAAGAAAGGCCAGCGCCGTGCTTATTCATCACGTCCATGTTGGCGCTGAGGACGAAGCCAATGTTCTCATCCAGCTTCATCGTGTTCTGCTGCTGCATACCCTTGATCGCCTTGGGCGCGAGGGTGTAGTGGCCCATATCCCTAAATTGCAGGTCTTCGAGGGCGTCAACGCTCGACTCAGGCTGAAAGATTTCAGAGGCGCGGAAACGAGCACAGTCCATCATCTTGCTTCGGAGGATGTTGTCGGCCTGTCCGGGTTCGTAAAGCGCATAGCCAAATCCACGAATGGTGTAGATGCGGTTTTTGTTGCCAACCGAGAAGGCGAAAATTTGGAACATTTGGTTTGCGTCGTCGTAGGCGGAGCGCTTCCGATACACCCAATCCTCCGAGTCTCTCACTTGGCCATTGCTGTCCAACTTGTTCATTGGGGCGGCATAGACGGAAATGGTCCCATCCAACTCACGGATGACACCCCACACCAACTGAACTGATGGGAGGTTGTAGGGGTTGGAGGCGCGGCAGGCTTTCACCATACGGGCTGCTTCCTCGAAGTTCCAGCGGTCGGAGTCGATGTCTCGTGGGCGGGCTTCCTCGATGAGCTTTTTGCAGGCTGGACCATTCCAGCCCTTGTAGTCCACCTCGTTCTCATGTCCTTCAATTTTGGCATACAACTCACTCACGCTCATGTAGCGGGAAATAGTCATGGCCTCAATCTTGGAGGGAACAGCCACTGCATCTGCGTCAAACTTGCAGTCTTCGAGGGAGCCGATTTGGTGGTTTAGGGAGGACTTGTCCTCGAACCAAGGAATGGAGATGCCGTGCGTGACGAAGGTGTCAACAAGCTGAAGGACGTTGGGGGGCATGAGATCCCACGCCCGAATCATCTTGGTCCATTCATCGCTCATGACGGCGGCGTAGGTGTCTCGGGCATCCGGGTCCACTTCCTCCTTGAGAACGATTTTGGCGAGGGTGGAGGGCGAGGTGAAGATGTCGATGAATGGGCCTACGGCTTCGTTTTTGAGAGCGGATGAAACGCCGTAGTTGATGTTGAAGCGCTCTCCCATGTTCCGATCATCAAGGTCTTCCTGAACGAAAGGTGGAACAAAATCCATCAACTCCTGAACGGCTGCCCGGTTTGAGCTTCCTTCCGAGTCATCCTCGCAAAACCGATCATGCAAGGCGCGTAGCGCTGACGGAGATTGAAGGCGCTCGTCCTGGTCAATGGATTCGATTTCCATTGCTTCCAGATCGGCTTGGGATGCGGCAAATTGACTCATGCTTGTGCTGGTTGCTCAAGTTGTTGTGCCATTTGGCGAAGCTTGTCAATGCCGGTGAAGTGGTGAGGGCGCTTGCCAGTTGCCTTCTCGATGAACGAAATGAGTTGGTCTTTTTCAAATTCATCCTCTCCGTGTTCAGAAATGGATGTTTTTTGTTCTTCTGGTAAGGCTTCATCCAGTCGCCGGAACAGAGCCTCCTTCTCCTCCAACCTGCTGAACCCATTTCCCATCAACAGATAGCGGCCACGAGAGCGCCACGATTCGTTGGTGGAGAAGCGGAACATCTTCATCATCTGCGCCGAAAGCTGGAGGGTGATTGGGCCTCGGGTCAGGAAGGTCTTGCCGTCCTGCTCAGCCAAGCCGCAACTCTTTCCGCCACGGCTTCCATGGAGGCGGAGAATGGCCTGAGCCCAATTATCAACGAGCGGGACCGAGGGCTCATCAATGACCAGCCACGCGCCGGGAAAGCGCGAATAGGCCAGCATGGCGAAGCGGGCGAACATCGCCGCAACCTGAGCGTCGTGAGACAAGCTAAAGTTGCCCGAGCTTTTGATTGAAGAAGTGGTGGCGAAAACGTCGATGAGTGGGCGGGCGATGCGCTGGGCCTCTTTGGCAGAGATAACGCTCTGGTGGGAGATGATGAGAGCCCCGTTCACTTTTGCTGTTTGTCGCTCAGCCAAAAGCTGGATGGAGCGGGCCATGTCGGCCTTGTTGCTCTTCGTGAGGAAAATAACTGTGTTCATCTGTGTCTAATTTTGGAACTGCGTCCGCTGAAACCCAAGCGCCTAACCTTCGGCATTGCAATCAAAGAATTGGTCGAACCCATTTTTTTTGCCATGAAGCCATTCAGCGTCTCATTGAACATCCGGTTGATTCGGCGGTCATCACGCCTGATTTCCACCACATCAAGCAGCCCGTTCAGGATGGCCACCTCAACGAGAATGACGAAGGTGTCAGCTAAGTCGGGGCTTTTTCCGAGCCGCTTCTTCATGTCCGCCTTCTCCTCCACACAGGCGCAGGTGGCGGAGTGGTTTTTGACGTGCCACTTGCGTTGACACAACTCATCCACCACGTCCTGAGGAATGCCCCTAATTTGGCCCTGCCTCACCATTGCCTTCGGCTGCACCCAGAGCTGGGTGACGCGGTTCTTGTAAATTTTCTCGTCGTTGGTGGAGTCGGGCCTGCGCTCGACGGGCTTCTCTCCAAAACGAATGCCATGCACCGCATGAGACCATTTGGTGTGAAGCCACTGCCCGAATACAACACCCCCACCCGTGGCGTCAAAGCCCGCCCTCTTCGCGGGGATGCGGTGGTATTCACAGTGCTCCCTGAATTGGTTGATGGTGCTTTCACTAACGGTGATGTCCACTTCCTCGCCTGTGTCCGAAATCCCTTTGCCTGCCGCCTCCTGAACGATTTTG